CAAAAGGACAGTTGGATGTATTAGAGAGCTTGATCCGTAAGGAGCTTGAAGCATACTTACGTGAGAACAAGATCAAATTCAAAAGATTGAACGAACTCGAATCGACAACCAATGCCGCTGATGATCAAAAGGTTGCAGCACTAAAACAAAAAAAAGCGGACCTAGAAAAAAAAGCTGCACAAAACGATGCTGAGATTGCAAAAATCAAACAGCAGATTGACGCGATAGAGAAGAAGTAATAAATGAGACCACAATTATTGTGCACATTCACGTACGTAGATAAGCTTACTGTTAGCATCGGACAAATATACAAAGCGTATAATGCCGACGATGTTTCTAACATGAAGGTGTATTCCTATGTCCAAACACCAAACAACGTGATTTGTGTATACAATGTGTCAACAAGTGAGAGAAGACTCAAAGACACAATATCGATAAACAGAAAGAAAGATACAAATACCTTTTATAGCATTAATGCACTTAACAGCTTAATTAGAGTTCTAAATAACGGCGTACTAGATAAGTCGTTTGCGATCGAATGGCCAAACTACAAGGACACGCTCCTTTTAGCTGATGGTGAGTTCAACTGCAAGATGATTCAAATAAAAGAGCTAGCAGTATAAGTTGCTTAATCGAGAAAGGTTGCGTATATTATATAACAGGTAAGGCTATAAGAGTCCAGGGAGGATTTAAAAAAGTTAAGGCACGTAGTTGTCAGTTTGAGAAAAGTTCCCTATATTCGAAGAGTCAATTAAGTTAAACAATTAAAAACAAACAATGTTATGGCGATCAATCTAGACGCAATCAAAGCAAAGCTACAAGCTATGCAACAAGCCAGCACTGGCGGGGGTGGAAACAAAGCAAACGAGTTTCTTTGGAAACCACCAGTAGGAAAATCCCAAGTACGTATCGTACCCTACGCATTCGACAAAAACAATCCTTTCATTGAAATGTACTTCCACTACGAGATTGGGAAGCGCACAATGGTATCACCGGTTTCTTATGGCCGACCTGATCCTATTGTTGAGTTTGCTGAGAAGTTGAAGAAGTCTGGAGATAAAGACGATTGGAAGTTGGGAAAAAAGATCGAACCTAAATTCCGTGTGTATGTACCAGTAATCGTACGTGGTGCAGAACATGAGGGTGTTAAGTTCTGGTCATTCGGTAAGCAAATCTACACAGAGTTGTTATCTGTAATTGCTGATCCAGACTATGGTGATATCACAGACTTAATGAATGGTCGTGACTTAACTGTAGAGCACGTTGCTGCAGAGAAAGAGGGAGCCTTCCCATCATTCACAGTGCGTGTGAAACCAAACACAACTCCAGCAACAACTGACAAAGAAATTGCGGAGATGATTGTAAACAACCAAAAGAACATCACAGAGTTGTTTACAGAATTGAGCTACGAAGAAATGACTGAGGCTTTGCAGAAGTGGTTAGACCCTTCAAGTGAAACAGCTACAGATGGTACTAAGCCAGCTGCTGCAATCACTGGAGCAACTACTGCTACTAAAGCAGATGACATCACTTCAGCATTTGACTCACTATTTAATACCTAAAACTTATGGCAAAGCAGACTAATAAGACACCCGATGAAATTTCGGGAAGGGACGAACTAGCTTCCTTACTAGCGGATAGCTTAAACAAAAAGTTCAAAGACTTTAAGGCTGCGCATTTCCTAAGTGGAGAGGAAGAAACACCAACAGATTTAACAGAATGGGTCGGTACCGGCTCATCTCTGTTAGACCTGGCAATCTCAAACAGACCAGATGGAGGTTTTCCGGTTGGTCGTATTGTAGAGCTGCAAGGGATGGAAGCTTCCGGAAAGAGTTTAATTGTAGCTCACACATTAGCTAATACGCAGAAGAAAGGTGGACTTGCAGTCTACATTGATACTGAAAATGCATTAAGCGAAGAGTTCTTACGTGCAGTAGGCGTAGATGTTTCTAACATGCTATACGTACCGCTTGAGACTATTGAAGATGCATTCGAAGCAATCGAAAACATTATCGAAACAGTTCGTAAGAGTTCAAAAGATCGATTAGTAACGATTGCACTAGACTCAGTATCAGCTGCAACTACAAAAGTAGAGCAGGATGCGGATTACGAAAAAGATGGATGGGCAACTACAAAAGCTATCCTGATGTCAAAAGCAATGCGTAAGATTACAAACATCATTGCAAAGCAGAGAGTGTTACTATTATGCACATCTCAGTTGCGTGAAAAGATGGGAGTAATGTTTGGAGACAAGTACACTACATCAGGTGGTAAGGCTTTAGGTTTCCATGCAAGCTGTCGCATTCGATTGAAGGGGGTTGGTAAACTAAAGAGTGGATCTGGAAAGACTGAGCAAATCATCGGAGTACAGACAGAAGCTCAAGTTATCAAGAACCGTATGGGTCCTCCATTCAAGAAAGCTACATTCGATATCTATTTTAATTCTGGTATCGATGACTACAACAGTTGGTTAACGTTGATGAAAGATTATGGTGCATTGAAGCAAGCGGGAGCTTACTACACACTGGTCAACGAACTAACTGGTGAAGAGATTAAATTTATGTCTAAGGATTGGAGAGGTATGCTCGAAAATGACGAAGACTTAAAACAATATTGTTACAAAAAAATCTGCGACATCTTCGTTATGAAGTACCGTGATCAAGATCACATTAACCCAGACGAGATTTCAGTAGATGATGAAGAGCTAACCGACTAATGATAAATAAGTACCAAGCATTAATAAACGAGCTCAAGTTACGACAGAATGAAAGTGAGGCCGTTCACAAAAACTCAAGAGTGTTGATTGTTGACGGCCTCAACACTTTCATTCGAGCCTATGCCGCAAGTCCAGTCACAAACACCAATGGTGAGCATGTAGGAGGAATCTCAGGATTTCTCCTAAGTGTAGGCCACGCTATCAAAGCAATCAACCCAACCCGATTGGTCGTTGTATTTGATGGTAAAGATGGCTCTGCTCGCAGGAAGTCGTTGTATCCTGATTACAAAGGTAATCGTAAAGTTAAGATTCGATTGAACCGATCAGAGATAGTTGACAAAGAGGATAATCAGTTGCAGCAGTTAATGCGATTGACTGAGTACTTAGATGTCATGCCAGTAAAAACAATAGTTGTAGATCGTGCAGAAGCTGATGACGTTATTGCATATCTTTCTAATGACTATCTAGCCGACAAAGATTCCCACGTATTCATTATGTCTTCCGATAAAGACTTTATGCAGCTGGTTGATGACCGGGTACATATTTGGAGTCCGACTAAGAAGCAGATGTTTTATCATGCGGATGTTGTTGAGCAGTTTGGAATCATTCCAGAAAACTTTGCTTTGTATAGAGCTTTGACTGGAGATAACAGTGATAACATTCCAGGAGTGAATGGTGTTGGAACGAAGACTTTGTTGGATAAGTTTCCTAAAGTAGCCGACACACCAATGACTGTGGATGAGTTTCTAGATTACACTAGAGAGCTGCAAGCTACCAACAAAGCAAAGGTCTATGAGAAGGTATTACAATCTGAAACGGAATTGCGACTCTACTTCGAGATTGTTCAGTTAGGTGTGAGTAACATCAATACGAGTAATAAGATGAAGATCATGGATATGATGGAACAGCCGGTGGATAGATTGGCTAAGATGAAATTTCATCAGATGCTTGTACTTGATGGTATGACTAACGCAATTAAGAGTGTTGAAATGTGGCTTCGCGAAACAACTTCGAAACTTGATCAATATTGTTTGCAAGATTAGAAAAAATTTCGTAAGGTTATAGTATGCAAGTAGAAGATACATTACAATTTTATGGATCAGCGTTTCAAAACAAAGTCCTATCCATATTAATCAAAGACAGAACTTTCTTACAGCAGGTTCATGATATTATCGATCCTCGATTCTTTTCGTCAGAGTCTGCTCAATGGCTTGCGAAGACTACCTTAGAGTATTTCAATACATACAAGTCGCCACCTACCTTAGAGGTATTGAAGGTGGAGTTGGATAAAGTCGATGTCGACTTATTAAAGACAACTGTCGTAGAGAACATTAGAGAGGTTTTGAAATTCGCAGATGCAGAAGATAGTGATTACATTAAAGATAAAACACTAGACTTCTGCAAGAATCAAAAACTAAAAGCAGCTATCTTGAAATCTGTCGAACTTCTCAAGTCAGGGAAGTACGATGAGATTAAGAGTGGTATTGATGAAGCAATGAAGGCAGGTGCTGATAAGAATATCGGTCACGATTATATTGATGACATTGCTTTACGTTTTGTTGAGAATAAGAGAAACACTATCGAGACACCGTGGGATGTAATTAATGAGATTATGGATGGTGGATTGGGTACTGGTGAGATGGGAGTGTTTGTAGCTCCGGCTGGTATTGGTAAGTCGATGGCATTAGTAAACATTGCTGCTTATGCAGCTAAGAAAGGGCTGAATGTCATTTACTATACGCTAGAGCTTTCTGAGACTTATGTAGGAGCTCGCTTTGACTCTCACTACTCAGGTATTCCTTCTCAAGACTTGAAGTATCATCAGGAAGAGGTTATTGAAGCTATCAAAGGAGTTAAGGGTAAATTAGTTGTAAAGTATTACCCAACTAAGACTGCATCAGTTAATACAATATCAGCACATCTAGATAAGTGTATCATGCAGGGTATTAAACCAGATGTTGTTCTTGTTGACTACGCTGACTTGTTGAGAGATACTGGTGTGAAGGGGTCGGTACGAAATGACATCATGCTAGGAAACATTTATGAAGAGTTGCGTGGATTAGCTGGAACATATCAAGTACCTTTGTATACAGCATCGCAAGCAAACCGATCAGCTCTTGAAGAGGATGTTATTGAAGCAGATAAGATTGCTGAATCGTATGCTAAGGTGATGGTTGCTGACTTTGTAGTATCGCTATCTCGTAAGACGGCTGATAAGATTAGCGGTACTGGTAGATGGCACGTTATCAAGAATCGATTCGGACCAGATGGATTGACCTTCCCAAGTAAGATGAATATGGCTACAGCTAAGATTGATATCTATGCGGAAAACACAGTAATGGGTAAAGAAGCTAAGCAATTGATGCAGAACGAAGATGAGGTAGTAAGAAAAGCCTTGGCCAATAAATTTTCTGAATTAAACACGTTAATTTGAGAAAAAAACGCATTGAGACACATTTTTCGCAATATTTATACACATACTAATTTATACAACATTCAAAATCTATGATGACATTATCTAACGAGATCCTTAGTGAGATCACGGTTTTTATGAAATACGCCAAGTACATTCCTGAGCTACAACGAAGAGAGACATGGGAAGAGTTGGTAACACGCAACAAGAACATGCACCTTAAAAAATATCCCAACCTAGCGGAAGAGATAGAAGAGGTTTACAAAATGGTGTATGCTAAAAAGATTTTGCCATCAATGAGGTCTATGCAGTTTGCAGGAAAGCCAATTGAGATTTCTCCTAACAGAGTTTACAATTGCGCTTACTTGCCAATCGATGACTATCGTGCATTTGGTGAAGCAATGTTCCTATTACTTGGAGGAACAGGTGTTGGGTACTCAGTACAAAAACACCACGTAGAAGCTCTTCCAGAGATTCGCAAACCAAGTAGCAAGCGTACAAAACGATTCTTAATTGCTGACTCTATCGAAGGATGGGCAGATGCAGTTAAGGCTCTTATCAAAAGTTACTTTCACGGAACATCTCGTATGGAGTTTGACTTTTCAGACATTCGTCCAAAAGGTGCTCGTCTAGTCACATCTGGCGGTAAAGCTCCAGGTGCACAACCGCTAAAAGAGTGTCTTGTGAAGGTTCAAGGTATTTTAGATGCAAAAGAAAATGGAGACAAATTATCACCAATTGAAGTACATGACATCGTATGTCATATTGCGGATGCAGTCCTTGCCGGAGGTATTCGTAGAGCAGCTCTTATTAGCTTGTTTAGTGCTGACGACGATGAAATGATCGCTTGCAAATCAGGTAACTGGTGGGAAACCAATCCACAACGTGGACGTGCAAACAACTCAGCTGTATTGATGAGACACAAACTTACCAAAGAGTTCTTTATGGATATCTGGAAGCGTGTTGAATTATCAGGAGCAGGAGAGCCAGGTATCTATTTGACTAACGACAAAGACTGGGGAACTAACCCATGCTGTGAGATTGCACTACGTCCATTCCAATTCTGTAACTTGTGTGAGGTAAACGTATCGGATATTGAATCACAAGAAGACTTGAATGCTCGTGTAAAAGCAGCGTCATTTATTGGAACACTGCAAGCAGGCTACACAAACTTCCACTACCTACGTGACGTATGGAGACGTACAACTGAGAAGGATGCATTAATCGGAGTGTCTATGACTGGTATCGGATCTGGTACAGTATTAGGATACAACATGAAAGAAGCAGCTAAAGTTGTTAAGGAAGAAAACATTCGTGTAGCAGAGTTGATCGGTATCAACAAGTCAGCTCGTACGACAACTGTTAAACCAGCTGGTACTACATCACTAACATTAGGAACAAGCTCAGGTATTCACGCATGGCATAACGACTTCTACATCCGTCGTATTCGCGTAGGAAAGAATGAAGCAATTTATAGCTACCTTGCAATCAATCACCCAGAGTTAGTTGAAGATGAGTACTTCCGTCCACATGACACAGCAGTAATCTCTATTCCACAAAAAGCACCAGAAGGAGCGATCCTAAGAACAGAATCACCTTTCCAATTGCTAGAGCGTATTAAGAAAGTACATTTGGAGTGGGTTAAACCAGGACATCGTTCAGGAAACAATACACACAACGTATCTGCTACAGTATCATTAAGAGATGAGGAGTGGGATATGGCTGGTGAGTGGATGTGGGAGAACCGCGATCACTACAACGGTCTATCAGTATTACCTTTCAATGGTGGTACATATACTCAAGCTCCTTTCGAAGATTGTACGGAGGAAGTTTACGAAGAGATGATGAAATCATTGCACAGCATTGACTTATCCAAAGTGATTGAGTTAGATGACACAACAGACCTTAAAGGTGAGGCAGCTTGTGCAGGTGGTGCATGCGAAATCGTGTAAGATGGTTTCGCCGAGTGAGGACTGGATCTTCCAGCTATATGTAGAGAAGCTTTCAAAGCCAAAACTACAACCTGACGATTTCTACTATGAAGATGGTAGAATGGTGATGACAGAAACATATCATAAACGTAGAGGACGGTGCTGCAACAATGGTTGCAGACACTGCCCCTACAAAGTAAATAAAACAGAACAATGATACTAGGAATGACAGAAGGACCACTTGTAACCGAGTTGCAAGCCAAATTAAATGTAGAAGCCAATGGGTCGTACGATAGAGCTACACAGTTAGCTGTATTGGGTTGGCAGTTATCAATGGGATGGCCAGCAAATGGTCTAGTAGATGAAGCGATGTGGATCGAATTATTTGGATCACTTCCTTCAACAAAAACAAAATTTAATCCTAACGCAAAGGACTCGGATGGTGATGGTAAAGTACAAGAAGGAACACCCTTTGAAAGACCAGCAACCGAAAAATGAGAGACGCAGTCCCTTTAATAGGTAAGCACGTCGTAGTCGGCGAGACCTTATTTAGAATTGAGGATTTTTACTACGTGCCAGGAAACAAAGAAACCTATGTCAAGTTGTACAACGAGAAAGGTAAGTACTGGCTGAATTACGAGTTATCAAAACTTAGAGAGTTTATAGAAGATCAAATCACTTTATGAAAGTAGCAGTTAAAAAATTACACCCCAACGCAGTCATACCAACATATGCTAAACCAGGAGACGCTGGATTAGACTTAACAGCAGTAGAGGTTATCAACGATGAGGGATTCCAAATCACATACAAAACTGGATTGGCATTTGAAATCCCATTAGGTTATGTTGGATTAATCTTTCCAAGAAGTTCAGTACGCAATCAGCAAATAATGCTATCAAATTGTGTAGGAGTTATTGACTCAGGGTACCGAGGAGAGATAGAGTTTACGTTTAATAAATTGTCTGGCATTCCATCAAGACGTTATGGCGTTGGCGATAGAGTGGGTCAGATGATCATCATGCCTTATCCAGATATTGAGTTGGTAGAGATGGATGCATTATCTGAGACTGAGCGAGGTGAAGGTGGCTTTGGATCTTCTGGAAACTAGACTATTTATATTAAACATAAGAAATGGAATTACCACAATCAACAGTAGTAAAAGTGACATCCGAACAATCACAAGTTCTTTTACCAAAGACGCTTAACGAGGATGTTGTCAATGCTTTGAATAGCACATTAGGTGAGGAATATGCAGCACATTATTTTTATAGAAACGCTGCTAACTGGTGTAAAGGAGTTGCTTATCTAAAAGCAGCTGCCTTCTTTGAAGCTGAAGCTAATGCAGAATTAGAGCACGCTGTAAAGATTCAAAACTACTTAGTAGATTGGAATGCAAATCCAGTAATACCAGCAGTCAAATTCTCAGGTAAGTTTGATGGTTTAATTGACGTTGTCAATAAAGCTTACAACATGGAGTTTGATTTAGGAGATAAGTACAATAAAATCTCCACGGCTATGTTTACAGCTCACTTACCTACGTTCGATTTCTTAACAGAGTTTAGAACTATCCAGGTTCAATCAATAGCTGAATACTCAGATTTACTAAATGCTGCACAATTAGTTGATGTATCAAATAAACTAGACTTACTACATTATGAAGAGAGATACTTCTAACCAATCTATCATAGATTTAGACTTACACCTTAGGACACGCAAACCGTCGAAGATTGAAACTAAGATAAAAGATTTTAGTGCACCATCCATCGATTGGGATGACGTTCTATTGGAGTGGTCTTTTAGGTTACCAAAGGGTTATCCTACAATGGTGGATGGAGTATTCTCAAGCAAAAGTGAACTACAGATATTGCAGGAGGTGCTAGCAGAGAGAGGTATTACAGATGTACCTGATTTCGCTAACATGGCACCAGTAAAAGCAAAAAAAGCAGAGCCAATTCAAGAAGAGGCTGGATTTAGTAAGGATGAGTTGATTAAGATAATTAAAACAACAGACCTATCCGAAAGAGACTTGGTTCGTATAACTCGAATCGTAGATTCACTATCATCAGAGGATGGTATCTTAGACCTTCTTGCATCGCAGAAAAACTTCGATAAGACAAGTAGTACGCAGATATTTCGTATGGCTACAGAGTCTGGTGACTACAGACAGTTGTTAGAGTTGCTAAACGATACAGCAAAGCAGGTTGATGTAGATTCATTACCACAAACTGGAAACATTATCGATATGATTAAGGATAGTGGTGTATCACGAGAGTTTGCTAAAGAGATGTCAAACATGGTTCCATACACTTCTGTGAAGATGGGACGCTACGAGATGTTCTTGAGATTGTTTCTACGAGGTGGGCAATCGCCAACAGTAAAGGGTGACGTAGAGGTTAATGGTAAAGAGATGGAGGTTAAGTCAACTATCTCAAAAGGGTCTGGATTCCGTTTAAGAGGTAACTCCGGTTATGGTAACGGAAAGCAAGTTCAGTTGAGTTTCATGAAGCAGTTGGTTGCACTCTACGGAGTTGGTGGTCCTAATCATGGTGGATCACAAAATATACCAAAATTTATTCTAGAAGCCTATAAACAACAGAACGGTCAAATGTGGTATGGTACTAAGGATAGTTGGGCTGTGTTAGCTAATAAGGAATTGATTGATAGTGGTCTTGCAACTAAGGAAGATCTAATCAATATGTGGGGAACAGCTTTATCCGATCTATATCCAAATACAACACCTGAATCAGTGGGTAAGTTCATTGGACCAGCCTTTGGTGATGATGGTAGTGTTGATATGAAAAGTGTAGCTTCTAGATTGGCAGCTTATGAGTTTACAATCTATCGAATGAAAGAGGGCTTTGATTACTTTATTGCTCTCAACTACCAAGACAACTATGGATTCATTTCTCCAGAACTTACGGGAGAAGGTTTGGTAAAATTGTTTGCCAACGAGTTCAAAGTAGTGTCATTACCAAACACTAAGAACAACTCAACGCCACAAGATTCAATGTGTGCCATAGAGTTGGCATAATAAAAAAAAATAAAACAGAAAAGGCTTGCTAACGCGAGCCTTTTTTAGTATATTTGTATTCACATACAACATACACATGAGTCGTTTCAATTGGTGGAGAAGGGGAAGAAAGAAGCCACTTCTCAAAAGAAAAGATGCCCTTAAAGGCAGATCGTTTTTGTTACAACAAATAGAGCATGGTGACTTTGACCATAGCGACTACCTACGTCAAGCAAAGTACGAGTTAACTTTATGTAAACAAGAGCAGAAGAAAGTGACCAGTAAATGGGTTGCTAGTGCTGAGAGTTTGCAAGAAAAGCTGATTGAAGTTGAACGCAAATATATAAAGCGTTACAACAAACTGATGGAAGACTATCACGAAGAGGAGACTAAATTATTAGCCCTTCTTGCAGAAAGATTAGCAATCGAGTTTGGTGTTGATTGTTGGGATGAAGCTTTAGCAGCTGACCCGAATCAAGACTTAATTCAACTCTATCACAATTACAAAAAAATCGCAAATAAAAAGTTACAATATGCACAACATCAAACACAAAAATGTAGTAATTGACCCAGAGAAGGTTATACAAGTACCACCACGTGAGGTACGAGAAGATTTCAAACACCCCGATCCAAAAAAGCATCAGTTAGTGAGTTTCGTTAAGTCGGCAATTCGTATTGTTGGATACGTCGCAATACCTTTTAATTTAGGTTTAGCTGTAGGATTGTTGGTAGTTTCAGAATTAGTTGGTATATTTGAAGAATTAGTTTAAGATATGAGCACAGGAAAATTTCAATCAACAAAATTATTTGACGGATACTCTGCATGTTTTCGTCAGTGGAAAGCAGATGGAACACACTGCAAGTTTCTTCACGGGTATGCTGTATCATTCAGAGTGTGGTTCGAAGGAGAGTTGGATCATAGAAACTGGGTATTCGACTTTGGTGGGATGAAGCGAGCAAAGAATTTAATAGAGGGTAGATCGCCTAAGGATTACTTTACGTACCTATTAGACCACACTACGATAGTTGCTCAAGATGATCCGTATTTGGAAAACTTCAAACAAATGGATAGAGATGGAATCATTCAGTTGAGAATCTTACCAAACGTAGGATGTGAGAAGTTTGCTGAGCACTTATATGGTGTTCTCAATGACTTCCTATTTGAAGAAACTGAAGGAAGGGTTAGAGCAACTCGAGTACAAGTTTATGAACACGAAAGAAATTCAGCATCATATGGAGAATGATCAAACAATGTTTGCTGACGGCTTTGATGAAGCTGTCATAGGAATCACTTACACAAACGGTACTCGTAAGGTAGTGTACGATGCGAGTAGGATGATAACAATCCTAATGCAGCGTGATGAAATGACTGAGGAGGATGCTATTGAGTATCTAGAATACAATGTCTGGAACACTTATATAGGAGAAGGAACACCAATCTATATCCACAGAGGGTCTTATACGGAAGTTTTGGAGTATATTGAAGAAAATAGTTAAAATAAAAAACACAGGTTATGGAATTTAGATCACTTTACGAATACCTAGGACATGCAGCAGGTTCAGACCTAGGTAAAAGAGTAGCAACAGCAGCAGTAGCTCAAGGAGTTGCTATACAAACACAAGAAATTAGTAATCCAAAATACAGCGGAACAGTGATGATGTATCCGGTAGACTTTCTGGATCAGTACTTTGGTAAAGATGCTCAACCAGAGCAACCAACAGTGCAAGACATTTTAGACGACGAATTACCATTTTAATATGAAAGCAGGAAGAATTACAGATTACGATAAGAAACTGCCAATAGTAGAACTATACTATTGTGTGCAGAGCGAAGGCTCCAGAGCGGGCTTTCCAACAGTAGCAGTCAGAACAACCGGATGTACTCACAGATGTTGGTTTGGTGAAGGTGGTTGGTGCGACTCTTGGTATACAAGTATCCATCCAGAGAAGGGTGGTTTTACTTTTAACGATATCATCAAGATGTATGACGAACGTCCAGACATTAAGGAGATGATGTTGACGGGTGGATCACCAACAATGCACCCAGATTTAGTTAACGAATTAACCCACCTAGCAAATGAAAGAGGTATTGTTATTACGATGGAGACAGAAGGTAGTCACTTCATTGAAACAGATTACCCAATCGGTCTCATATCTCTCAGTCCTAAGTTTAGCAATAGCGTACCTAAGTTGGGAGTACTTACACCGAAAGGTATCGCAGTTGATCAAAAGATGATCGACAAGCATAACAGCTTACGTTTGAATTACGAAGCCATGAAGCAATCAATCGCATACCATACGAACTACCATTTCAAGCCGGTATGTAATCCAGTTGAGATGCCAGAGATTTGGGAACAGATTGAAGCATTCAGAGTTGAGCTTGGTATTCCTAAGAATAAAACTTGGATCATGCCTCCAGGAGATAACCGTGAGGAATTGGTCAGAGTCTATCCAATGGTGATTGACTTCTGCACAGAGAATGGATATAATTTTACCGGTCGTGAGCACATCATTGCATTCGACACAAAACGAGGAGTATAATGCACGAAATACTACACTTTATAGGATTATGTCCAGATAGCTTTGCTCACTTCGATCTACTAGACTTGTTTGTTGCAAACTATCCAAATTTATCCTATATTAATTTAAACACAATTAAATACTATGTTACAGAACGCATTTCAAGTAGAGGAGCTACTACAAACTAACGATAAAGGCTCAAGAGCTCAGGTAGGGTATGACCTTACTCTGAAAGGTGTGAAACGAATTATGGGTGGAGCTGTTATGTCAGATAAGACGGCAGTAGAAGATTACCACGAAGTAGCGCCAATGATTAATGCAGATGGGAAGTTTATTTACAAACTTAGTGCAGGAGCTTATTCATTAACCTTTGAACAGGGTTGTAAGCTACCAAACAACATGACAGCTTTTATTCGTCATCGTTCTAGCGTACTTCGTTGCGGAGCTATCATTACCTCAGGTGTATATGATCCAGGATTTGAAGTTGATGAGATGGGTGGTGTAATGATCGTTACTGAACCTATTATCATTGAGAAGGGTGCTCGTGTAGCTCAAATCATTATGTTTGAGAACAATGAGGCAGAATTGTATAACGGCCAATGGCAAGGTAACAAAGACTTAAAGTAATGAGGAAGTTCGTAGAAGTTCGTTTAGATATTGAAGGTCTGCATAACTGGCCTGATTGCAATCTACCACACGTAGAGTACTTAGCACATCTACATCGTCACACATTCCAGATCCTTTGTCGAGCAGAGGTATCGCACGGAAATCGTGACATTGAGTTTATTGATCTCAAACACAAAATCAAACAACACATTGCAAAGACTTGGTATGATCCAGCTTATGGATGTTGTAACTTTGGAGCAATGAGTTGCGAAATGATCGCAGAAGATTTATTAAACTACTTTGGTTTGTGTAGATGTTCTGTATCAGAAGATGGAGAATTCTTTGGAATTGTTGAGATTTAGTCGTATATTCGTATCATGTTAAAGACAAAGAGAATCGTTTTACTATTTGGTAAAATCTGTAGTGGCAAAAGTACTTACGCAGATGCTTTATGTTATATCACAAAAGCAAAGCGAATTACTGTGTCGGACATTGTAAAAAGAGTTTCGGGTAAGAATACTCGTAGCGAATTGCAAAACACACAGAACCTTGATATGCAGATTGCTCAGGAGCTAATCGCTGAGATTGAAAAGTATGAGAGAGTTGTTGTTGATGGTATCCGTCAGGCAAGTATTGTATGGGGTCTAGTAAACGAATTTGGCTTTGACAACATTGATATGATTTGGCTAGAAGCTGCTGACGATGTTCGTAAGTATAGATTCTACGATCGATCAATCGCAAAGGATGATTTAAGTTTTGAAGAAGCAGATGCAAGAGATGAAGAGTTAGGTCTTGGAGGTGTTGCAAAAGCGTTTGAGAATTGGTATATTAAAGTAAATAACTAATAAGAGATGGAGTTAATTAAAAAAGCAAATGGAAACATTCCTCGTACAGAAGAGGAAAAAAAGCAGATGATTGAGAAAGCTGCTGAGTATTATGGTGGTTTCTTAACAGCTTTAGGCTTCGATTGGAAAGCGGATCCACACAGTGATCGTACACCACATCGTGTAGCTAAAGCTTGGGTAAACGATTTGATCGCAGGATCAATCTCACCAGAACCTGAGATTACAGCATTCCCTAATGATGAGGGTTATACCGGATTGATCTGTCAAACACGCATTCCAGTAATGAGTATGTGTGCACATCACAACCTAACATTCTCAGGAGTAGCTCACGTAGCATATATTCCAGGTAAGGAGAAAGATGATATGGTTGTTGGATTAAGTAAGTTGAATCGTATTGTAGATTTCTACTCACGTCGTCCAAACATTCAAGAGTCTTTAACTAAGCAGATTCATGACCACATCGATCGTTTGTGTATTGGTAATCGTGGAGTAGCTGTAGTTATTGAATCTCAACACAATTGTGTTAAGTGTCGTGGTATCAAACATGAGTCAGTAATGAAGACATCTCAAATGTCAGGTTACTTCTGGACTAACGAGATTGGAACAAGACAAGAATTTTTTAACCTTATAGATCAAAGTCGTTATGGAGCCTAAAATTCACTATGGAACCACTAGTGACCTCACTAGCGGTTGCACAATCACTACCACCCCAAATTGGTACAACGGAACCACGATCATTAGTGGTGGTTCAAGTAGTTCACTAGTCTTTAATCCAGATAACAATATGAGTAAACAACAAGTAAAAGTAGCAGTGTTCCGAGTAACACGTGATGAGTTTGGTAACATCGAATCTTCTCAATTTTTAGAAGAGATGTGGATCGAACAAACACCAGGAAAATCTATTGACTTCGCTGTAGCAAAACAGCTTGAGGAAGATGTAGAAGCAGATGAAATCGTAATCAAACAACTACAATCGGTTACTCTCTAATGATGGACGTATACGTTATATCGCCCTTGAGTAATTTAGAGCCGATGAAGCTTGGCGATAGGTTGTTTGTATTAGCTCACTTGTGGGTGCAATCACCAGAGTATAGACAGTTCATCTATGATCAGATTGATGAGGATCTTGATCGCTGGATCACACTAGACAACTCAGCAGCTGAGCGAGCCTTAGTAACTGAAGATGTGTTGATCAACGTAGTAAAAGAGTTAGCACCAAGCGAAGTAATTGCACCAGATGTGCTATTTGATAAAGACGCTACAATTGCAAATGCAATCAAGTTTCGAGATCGAATGGAAGCAGAGGGTTTACTAGATAGCACAGAAATCTTCTTCTGTCCGCAAGGTAAAACTAAAGAGGATTGGCTAGAAGCTTACAAATGGGGATTAGAGCAAGATTGGATTAGCACAATTGGTTTCTCTAAGATTGCAATTCCTCAGGCGTGGTTAGTAGACTTCAAAGATGATCAAGGTATTAAGGAAGCTCGTCATATGGCCTATGACTACTTGAAAGAGCACAACCTATTACTGAAACCGATCCACTGTTTAGGTCAAGGTGATCCAACCGAGTTCTCTTACTACGATCATCCAGCAATGCGCAGCACAGATTCAGTATTCCCAGTACTAGCGGCTGCACATGGTCAGGACTTTAGAGTAGATCATACTACTCGGATTCCAACTCCACACAACTTCCTAGAGACATACGACATGAGTAATGTTGATATGGAGCTAGTAAAGAAGAATGTGCAGTACTTGCGACTAAGTTGCATGACCGGTAAATAAGCTGACCTCTACCCTGTCAAGAAGCCAACCATAAAAAGTTGGCTTTTTTTTATTTTTTTTTTGTCAAACTGTTGCAAATACGAAATATCCGCCTGACCTTTAGGTATAAAGAAAAAGAGATATGACACACAAGGAATTTAAATTAACAGTTAAGAATGAAATCCTCGAAGATGCAGGACTTGGTAGAACAGCAGTACATTATCATCCTGGTGATGTAATGATAGTTGATGAGGAGATGTTTAATATGATCCAGTTAGGAAACACTATTGAAAGACCGACTCGAGAAGGTTGGATTACATTTGATAAGTATAACTTTGAGAATGAGGTTGCAGTCACAGCTGTTACCGTTGATTATAGTATTCGCAAATTAGGACAACGTAAAAATAAATAGGAGCTATGACAAAAGTATTTTATATTGACCATGTACAAAGAAATAATGGCACAACCATTTTAAAATGTTATGCAGTAAAAGCAGAAACCTTCGAAGAGGCTGTTGCTTTGCATAATAGTGATTGGGAAAATTTGGTAGGTAGGGCAAAATTTCCACCGGAGATAGCACATATGGCAGAAAAATTTATAGATGGCTGGAGTATTCGACGTATAGAAGAGTTAAAACCAGCTCGCACACCAGACCGAAAAGAAAATGGTATTGACGATGAGACCGAAGAGCGTTGTGATTGTGATGCGTGTTGTTGTGATGAATTTTAAATAAAAAAGTTTTGCACAACTGTTGCAAATACGAAATTAAGTGACGACCTTTAGGTATAAGATTAAGAGATATGATAAATACATTTAAAACCCGCGAAGAGATTATCAACGCACTAGTTACCGAGTTTAATGAGAAACCAGGTAGTTTTAATAACAACGAGAAAACTAAATCTCGAGAGAAGTTCTGGACTTACAATCGTCTGTTGAACTACTACTTCAAAAAGAAGAACGCTGCTATACCAGTGTTACGATTCGGTCGTCGGACACATGCTACTAAATTATTCTAAAAACAAAATAAGCTATGGAAATTTTTCACTTAATTAACAACACGTACCAAGTAGTAGATTTATCAACCAACTCTGTGTTATTCCAGGGTACGCACGAAGAGTGTGTTCACTATCAGGAAGATGCTTTATATGAGATGTTTCTCAGTATGGCTGGCTTTTAAGTTGGTTTTTTGAAAAAAAGGTTGTATCTTTACTTTATGATAGGAAAGAAAAGAGAGATTGATTTCTCACAACGCCCTAGCGCATTTGTACCACTCAAGGATTGGTGTACATTCTCTATGGGTAAAGAAGCCGAGCGAGGAGATTTTCTTGAAGTTACAGAGTGGTCTAACGGAGAGGGTTATGAAGTTACTATTAACTTCAATCACCGGGAGACTAAATTTGATTTAACTTACGGTCAGTTAGAAGCTTTAATCGCATGTCAAAAACAGATAGAAACACACATTAATGGAGAAAACGTATAAAATTATCACAGACATGGCTGGTGTTGTCGAACTAGCCAATTACATTAAGAACGGAAACATTATCGCATACGATATTGAGACAACTAGTGTCAATCCTCGAACAGGAATGATCATTGGTTTCTCTGTATCTGCAAATATCGATGAGGGTTATTACTTCCCAACACGATACTGGGATACTGATAGTCAGGCATTGGTAGATTCTTACATTGATGGTAAGAGTTGTGATGAGGTCGCTAAGCAACTAATCAACTTACTTAAAGGTAAAAAGTTAGTGATGCATAACGGATCGTTCGATATTCGGTTCACGAAGAACTTCTATGGCATTGATCTTCGTGATGATCTCTACTGCGATACGATGTTGCTGCGACATACTCTTAAAGAGGATGGTCCATTCGGTTTGAAAGATATTGCAATCGAATTACAAGCTGAACTTGGTATTAATGCTGAGAAAGAAGCCAACGAGGAGCAGATCCTAATGAAGGAGAATATCAAAGCTAATGGTGGTAGTACTACAAAAGACAACTATGAGATTTACAAAGCAGATATGCAGCTACTAGGAAACTATGCAGCAGCCGATACTGACTTAACTCTTCGTGTGATGACTTACTACCTACCAATCCTAAAAGAGCAGGAGTTGTGGGACTTCTTCTTTGTTGATGAGGTGATGCCTCTATACAAGACTGTTACTATTCAGATGGAAGAGAAGGGTACTGAGCTTGATATGGAATTGATTCAAAAGACTAAGAACGATATCACCATCGAGCTTGCTAAACTTGAGCAAGAGATTATATCTGACCTGATGACTATTCCAGCTGCTAAGCAGTGGGTAATGTTCAAAGCAACAAAGTCGTTTCCACCTAAGAAGCGAGGTAACTATGCTGAACGATTGAAAAAGTATGAGAATCCAGAGAACCCGGATGGTGTAGCTCGATTCTTATCTACTGGTGATCCAGCTGACTTAGATACTAGAGATGCTGTTAAGATTAGTTTGGATATGTGGAAAGAGAAAGAAGGAAACTATCTCAACATTAGTAGTAAGCAGCAGTTAGCAGAGATTGTATTTAAGTATATGAAGATCAAACCTATGAGTCAGACTCGCAAAGGTACCGATCAATTCAACGATGATATGATTGAGCATCTTAGTAAAGATCATTCATGGGCTGCAAAGTTGCGTGACTACAACAAACTGACCAAGATTAACTCAGCATACATTGATCGATTCTTAGATGGGAACGAGAACGGTCGTTACTATTGGTACTTTAAACAGCATGGTACAACATCAGGACGATTTAGCTCTGACTGTCAACAAATGCCACGTGTATTGGAACCAGGTGAGGTGAGTGATTTAGTATTGAAGTACAATAACATTCTACGAAGCTTCTTGAAAGCAGAGGATGATCGTCGATTGATTATTTGTGACCAATCTTCACTAGAGCCACGAGTGTTTGCATCTGTGAGTAATGACCCTAATCTAATCAATGTATTCTTAGAGAACGAGGACCTTTATAGTCGTGTTGCTATTCAAGCATTCAAACTAAAAGGAATGTCAGCTAAGAAGAGTGATCCTAACTTCGTGAAGACTTTGCGTCCTGAGTTGAGACAGAGAGCTAAAGGTATTGCACTTGCAATTCCTTATGGAGCTGGAGCTTGGCAGATTGGTCAATCTCTCAACATCAACATGAATGAAGCACAGAAGTTGATCGATGGTTATCTTGAGGGTTTTCCTGAGCTAGCTAAGTGGATGAGTGATACTCACTTGCGTGCTCAATCGTTTGGGTATATCAAGAACAAGACTGGACGTATTCGTCACTTGGATCGTGTGAAGCAGATTTATGAGAAGTTCGAGGACAACTTGATTGAACCTAGATCGTTTAAGATGATGAAGAGTATGTGTAAGACTCCTGAGCAGACTCAGAAGATTATGCAACTACGTATGGAGTATAAGAACGGTCTTAACAACTCAAAGAACTTCCAGATTCAATCACTAGCTGCATCTATTATGAACCGATCAGCTATTGCAATCCACAAAGAGTTTAAAGAGAAGGGATTGGATGCATACATCATGTTGCAGATTCATGATGAGTTTGTTGTGAATGCTCCAGTAGAGATTGCTGAAGAGGTAGCTAAGATCGTTAAGCATCACATGGAGAACACAGTAACTATTCCAACTGGATTGATCGCTGAGCCAAACATTGCATTAAATTTTGGAGAGGGGCACGTTTAAAACGTATCCCCTCCCTATTTATATACAGACCTGAGGGCAAGCTCAGTTACGAATTTTATTAATTAACCATCTAAGGAGGTAAACATTATGAACACAGAAGTCACTTTTGACGTCCTATTCCGGGACCTATTTAACGCACATTCGCGTTTCGGATCTATTTCAGAGATCAAAATTCCACACCCAGTAGACATTTATGAACATTCAGACGGTCTTGTATTTGAGATCGCTTGTACTGGTTTGAGTAAAGATGAAGTCGATATTGATATCGAACTTGATGTACTCAAAGTGTCCTACAACAAACCAAAGCAGCATGACGGAGAAGAAGAAGCTCGCACATATCAGTGCAGAGGCATTGCTCGTCGATCATTTAATCTAGCTTACAAAATCTCACCAAAGTACACTCTATCAGAGAGTACAGCGGCTATGGAGAATGGTCTATTGATCATCACTATTCCATTTGCAGAAGAAGCTAAACCAAAAAAGTTACAAATTAAATAAACCAACGCTTGCTCTTGGGTCTTTTTTTCGTATATTAATTAAAACAACAGTTATATAATTATGAGTAGTGTATTCGAACCTATTAGCGATAAGCTAGTATGCAAACCTGTCGAACAGGATGAAATTAGCTCAGGTGGTATCTTATTGCCTGAAGTGGATGATCAAAAAACATTAAAAGCAGAGGTAGTGGAAGCCGGTAAAGGTTTCTGGGCAGCTCCTAGTCTGTTTGTGGAAACAACCTGCAAACCTGGAGACATTGTAATCTATCAGCGCTTCGCAGCCCAAGTAATGGAGTATGATGGTGTAGACTATCATATCGTACAAGAGCGCGACTTACTAACAAAAATCAAAAAGTAAATATGAGCAAGACAAAGGTTTTAAGTTTCAATTCAGAAGCGCGCGACAAAGTGCGTAGTGGTGTTAATCAGTTATCATCTGCAGTTCAAGCAACACTAGGGCCAAAAGGTCGTAACGTGATGATTGAGCGTGAGCATGGTGGTCCAGTTATCACAAAGGATGGTGTATCAGTAGCTAAGGAGATTTATCTAAAAGATCCAGTAGAGAATGCAGGTGCACAAGCCTTAAAAGAGGTTTCAATGAAAGCAGCTAAGATGGCTGGTGATGGTACAACTACCGCAACCGTATTGGCAGCTTATATGTACAACGAAGGTTTGAAAGCAATCAATGCTGGTCACAATCCTATCGAGCTTAAGCGTGGTATGGATAAGGCGTCAGCAGCAGTTATTGATAATCTTCGTGAGATGAGTCGTGACGTAGTCACAAATGAAGAAATCCAACAAGTAGCAACAATCTCAGCAAACAACGATTCAACAATCGGAGCAATCATTGCTGAGGCTATGGAAAGTGTTGGTAAGAATGGTGTGATCCAGGTGGACGAGTCTAAGACTTCGGAGACTACATTGGAGATTGTTGAGGGTATGCAGATTGAGCGTGGATTTGTTTCACCTTACTTTGCAACAAACAATAACACAATGACAACTACATTGGAGAATCCGTACATCTTGATCTACGACCGTAAGATTAGCTCTGTTAAAGACATCTTACCATTGTTGGAGACTTGTAGTAAGCAAAACAAACCACTCGTAATTATCGCTGATGATGTTGATGGTGAAGCTTTAGCTGCACTAGTACTTAACAAAGCTCGTGGTATCTTGAATGTAGTAGCAATCAAAGCTCCAGGATTTGGTGATCGTAAGATTCACAACCTAGAAGACATTGCTATCCTAACTGGTGGTACTGTTGTAGCACAGCAAAAGGCAATGAAGTTGGAGAAACTGACAATCGAGATGTTAGGTACGTCACGTACTGTCACAGTTTCTCAAAATGAAACTATCATTGTGGATGGTGCTGGTGATTCAGAGGCTATTAAGGCTCGTATCGAAGAAATCAAAGCTCAGTATGAAAAAGCTGATAGCGATTACGAGAAACAATTCTTGAAAGAGCGTATGAGTAAATTGATTGGTGGTGTTGCAGTGTTAAACATTGGAGCAGCAACAGAGATTGAACTCAAAGAAAAGAAAGACCGCGTTGACGATGCATTGCATGCAACACGTGCAGCTGTTGAAGAAGGAATTGTTCCAGGTGGTGGTATTGCTCTATACAATGCATCACAAATTGATGTCGAGGTTGAGAACGAAGACCAAGAAGTTGGAGTTAAGATTGTTAAGAGAGCATGCTTTGCACCATTTAAAGCAATCGTAGAGAATGCAGGAAAGAGTGCTGAAGCTTTAGTAGCAAACATTGACAGCGATACTTGGGGTTATGATGCTCGTAATGATCGCTTTGTTGATATGTTTGTAGCTGGTATTATCGATCCAACTAAAGTTACACGTACAGCAATCGAATTAGCTACATCAGCAGCTAGTACACTATTAACAACTGAGTGTGTTATCAGTTTTGATCCTGAAGAGAAGGATGAGAAAGGGTCCGCACCAGCTTATTACTAATCCGTTAGATGGGGGCTACGGCCCCCTTTTTTTGATTTATGCAAAACTTACAACAACAAATAGATTTTTCTCAAGCAGATACATACACATGCGAAGAGTGTGGTAATGAGAAGTTCGTAGTGAATTACCTTATTAAGAGGTTTTCACCAATCGTATCGCCAACCGGACAGGAGATGTTAACTCCAGTACAAGCATTTGCTTGTGCTAAGTGCGGTCACATTAATAAAGACTTCTTGCCAGAAAACGATACACTCTAGTTGCTAGATTAAAATTAATTTAGTATCTTTATTGTATGGCAAAGAAGACAGTTTCATATTCACAATTCTCTTTATACGCGAATTGTCCTAGAAGATGGAAACTTGATTATATCGACGGTCTTAGAAAGTATGAGCAAACCATTAACACTTGTTTTGGTACTGCCTTTCACAAAACCGTCCAAGATTATTTACAAGTTTTATACTTCAAGTCAGTCAAAGAGGCTGACTCAATAGATTTAGAGGAAGCGCTTAAGCAAGCGTTATTCGAAGAGTATAAAGAGTCACTCACCAAGAATGGTGGAGTGCATTATTCAACACCGCAAGAGCTAGCTCAGTTCTATATGGAGGGTGCAGCTATTCTCAAGTATTTTCAACGACATCGTAGAGTGTACTTTAGTACTAAGAATACGGAGTTAGTTGGTATTGAGATTCCGCTAAACCAAGCCTTGATCAATAACATCGAGTTCAATGGATTCATTGATATTGTTATTAAAGAGACTACCACAGGACGATACAAGATAATCGACTTGAAGACTAGTAATCAAGGATGGAACAAGTATCAGAAAGCTGATCAAACAAAGACAGCTCAGCTGATCCTATATAAGGAGTTCTATGCAAAGCAGTTGGGTATTGATCCTGAGTTGATTGATGTAGAGTACCTAATTGTACGTCGAAACATCAATGAGAATAGCGACTTCCCAATGAAGCGTATTCAGACATTTGTTCCAGCTAGTGGTAAACCTACAAGAAATAAGATTGGTAAGATGTTTATTGATTTTGTGCAGAGTGCGTTCACTGAGGATGGAACCTACAACACGGAAGGTCAGTATCCAGCAATCGCATGCTCAGCTTGTAAGTATTGTCCATATGCGAGTGAGGAGGTTTTATGTCCTAAAAAGGAGAGACTTAAATCATGAGTACGTTGCTAGATGTTTCAATGCAGCGAATCAATACATTGAATACTAAATTGATTCCATCAGCAACGAGAGTGTTTGAGCGCTGCCATAAAGAAAAGATCCCAGTCTATGTTGTTTGGGGTAGTCGTACTGTAGAACAGCAAGATGTGTTGTTCCGGTTAGGACGAACTGCTCCGGGACCGCTTCAAACAACAAAGAGGGGTGGCTTTAGCGCTCACAATTATGGACTAGCTTTGGACTTTTGTCTACTATTCGATGGTGCGATAATGAGTTGGGAAGATTGTTATCCAAGAGACTATTGGCGCAACAAGTGGTTAAAGGTGGTAAGGTACTTTGAGGAAGAAGGTTGGGAATCAGGATGGCGCTGGCCAAGTTTTGAGCCAGGTCACGTACAAAATTTATTAGGATATTCAGTTCTAGATTTATATGAGCAAGCTAGTAATAGGAATTACGGGAACAAAGACGTTTGAGAATAAATCAATGATCAAGACGTTTATACACAAACTGAAAGAGCACATTGCACCAGAAGATGAGCTTGTTATTGTTGGTTTGGGAGACTTGAATGGAGCAGATAAGTATGTTAAGAAGTATGCTTTGGAGTTGGGTTATACCTATCGTGAGATGAACGCACCACATACTAATAAGAATCTGTATAGTCTAATGTCAGAGGGTTATTATGCACAGCCGTATAGTCATAAGAATATGTTTTTACGTAACACTATCTTTTGTCAGTATGTGAATAAGTGTGTAGTGTTTGATGACTCAAATACCACAGATAAGAAGGTTGTTAACCTAATTAAACAGCTTACTAAGGCTAGAAAAAAGGCGATCATTCTAACTCCGTGATATTTATATCAAATGACCGATCCAGAATTAAACATATTACGCGAGTGCCTTGGTGACCTAACCATGTACATGGGAGGTAACGGTGTATCCGTTGATCCAGCGCCTAGAGTAATCTTGAACAAGCAACCACAAGACATTGAGCAACCGATGTTTAATCCTACAGCTCACTACAGTCCGGTAGATAAGTCGATCACACTATACACTCACGGAAGACACATCAAAGACATCTTACGCAGCTTTGCTCATGAGATGATCCACCACGACCAGAACATGAATGGTCTATTGAAGATGGAATTAGTGGGTGATGCTAGTGATCCTAAGTACGCTCAGAATAATGATCATCTTAGAAAGCTTGAAGAAGATGCTTACCTACGTGGTAACATGATGTTCAGGGATTGGGCTGACAATAGAAAATATAAGTAATGAAACTTAGAAAACTACTAGAAAACATCGCAGGTTATCCTCAGCAACAACAGCATGATGACCATGAAGCGTCAATGGCGCTTACAGATTTACGATCAATTGCTCAGAGAGCTCAGGAGTTAGCTGATCATCTTGAAAAAGAGGGTGTCACACAGCTAGAAGGCTGGGTACAATCTAAGATCACTAAGTCAGCTGATTACATTAACGCTGTATACGATGAGCATATGTTTGGTGGTCAGCATCAAGGATGTGCTGATTGTGGTCACGAGAGAGAGGAAGAAGATGATGAGGAGGATTTAGATGAATCAAAACCTAACCCAAACAGCACTTGCTGTGGTCGTTGTGGACGATTCCATGTGAAAGGAACTCCTTGCCGTAAGCCATTCCTAACTGGGGATAAGCATTGCAGCAGAAGACCAAGAAAATAGTTACAATAAATGTGGGATAGCTCCCAAAAAAGTTTTATATTAAAGTTATATCTAAAAACAACATGAGAGAAGGTTACATTCCAAAAGCGGATCGCAAAACGATTCTATTTCTTGCCGATGATATGCGTTTGCCTAGCGGTATCGGTACAATGACACGAGAATTAATTTTAGGCAATGCACATCGCTATAACTTCGTCCACATTGGTGGAGCAGTTCAACATCCAGAAGCTGGCCAGATCATGGACCTCAGTGAGGAGATTAGCAAAAACTTTGATATTGAAGATCCGAGTGTATTAATCTATCCAACAAACGGGTATGGTGATCCAGACCTAGTACGATTGATTATTGAGCGTCATAGTGTAGATGCTATTGTGCATTTCACAGACCCACGCTATTGGATTTGGTTGTATCGTATGTCAGCAGAATTGAGACAGCGAGTTCCAATCTTCTATTATCATATCTGGGATGATCTTCCAGCTCCACACTACAACCGTCCTTATTATGAGTCTTGCGACTTGTTGATGGGGATCAGTAAGCAGTCCGATAATATCGCTAAGTTGGTATTGGGTGAGGGTAATTATATTGACTTAGATGCTAATCCGGCTAATGAGTTGATTGCTAAGGCACTACCAAAAACTTCATATGTTCCTCACGGAATTAATCACGAAGTGTTCTTTCCAATTGATAGAGAGGATGAGCGTGTAGTGGAGATGCGTAAAAAGATGTTCGGTGAGGATAATCCTGACTATGTGGTATTCTACAACAACCGAAACATCCGTCGTAAGATGACATCAGATGCTATTTTAGCTTTCAAGATGTTCTACGATAAAATAACTGAGTCAGGCTATAGAGATGATGTACGTTTTGTACTACACACCCAACCTATTGACGAAAATGGTACAGACTTACCTGCAGTAATTGATGCTATCTGTCCAGAGTTGGTTGATAAGATTTTAATTACAGATGCACGACTATCACCAGAAGACATGAATGTATTGTATAATTGCTGTGATACAGTAATCAACATTGCATCTAATGAAGGATGGGGATTAAGTAGTACTGAGGCATTGATGACAGGTCGTACATTAATCAACAACGTGACCGGTGGTCTGCAGGATCAGTGTCGCTTTGAGGATCAAGATGGTAACTGGATTAAGTTTGATGAGAACTTTGCTAGTAATCATGGAGGTAAATATACTAAGTGTGGTATTTGGGTGAAACCAGTATTCCCAGCAGCAATCAACTTGCAAGGATCGATTCCTACTCCATATATCTTTGACGATAGGTGTGATATTCGAGATGTAGCAGAAGCCATGATGTATTGGTTCTCAATGTCTCCAGCTGATCGTAAGAAGTGTGGTGACGCCGGTCGTGAATGGGCTACTAATCCTGAATCAGGTTTTACAGCTGAAAGGATGTCTAATAAGTTTGCTGAGTGTGTTAACACCGTACTAGAAAACTGGACACCACCAAAGCGCTTTACTATATACAACGTAAAGAATCAAGTCAATAAACACAACAATAAGAAATCAGGAATCAGCATTAAGCTATAAGTTATGAATAAGCCAGTTTTACTATTAATGGCACCAGTTGCCACACTATCAGGTTACGGAGCACGATCACGAGACATTGCATACTCAATCATTAAGTCAGATAAGTATGATGTTAAGATTTGGAATACCCGTTGGGGAGGAACTCCTATGAATGCTCTAGATCCGAATAACGAAAAACATCAAGCAATCCTAAGCTGTCTTTTAACAGAGCCACAGCTAGCAAATCAACCTGATGTATTTATTCAAATCACAGTACCAAATGAGTTTCAGCGTTTAGGTAAGTATAATATCGGTATCACAGCTGGTATTGAAACAACTATTGCAGCAGCTCCTTGGATTGAGGGTTGTAATAGAATGGATTTAGTACTTACGTCATCTGAGCACTCTAAGAAGGTACTAGAAGAGTCTGTATGGATGCGTCACAATCAACAAACAAAACAACCAGAGGGTGAGTTAAAACTAACAACACCAATTGAAGTGTTGATTGAAGGTGTTGATTTAGACATCTACAACAGCACCAATAAAATCAACAAGACTGTAGATGATCAGTTGAAAGAGGTAAAGGAAGATTCTGCATTTTTGTTTGTAGGACACTGGTTGCAGGGAGATTTTGGTGAAGATCGTAAAAACGTATCAGGCTTAATCAGAGTTTTCTTGGAAGCATTTAAAAATAAGATGCCAAAAAACCAACCAGCACTAATCTTGAAGACATCGTCTGCCGACTTTAGTCCACTTGATCGTGATGAGATTTGTAACAAGATCAATCAAATCATCAAATCGGTTAAGTCTAGTAACGTACCTAACGTGTATTTGATACATGGTGATTTGACTGATGAGGAGATGAACTCCCTATACAACCACCCTAAGGTAAAGGCACACATTACGTTTACTAAGGGTGAAGGTTTTGGTAGACCATTAGCTGAAGCTAGTTTATCACTAAAACCAGTCATTGCACCTAACTGGTCTGGTCATATTGACTTCTTGAAAGAAGCGGTATTACTTCCTGGTCAGCTAACAAATGTACATCCATCGGCTGCTTGGCAAGACGTAATCTTACAAGAGTCTCAATGGTTTACTGTGGATTATGGTTATGCCGTGAATGTTATGCGTGATGTATTTGAAAACCCTAAAAACTATAAAGACGGGTCCAAGAAGCAAGCATACTTTACAAAAACCAACTTTAGCTTAGCCAATATGGATAAGCAACTTAGCGATCTTATGGAGAAGTACGTTAAGTTTACACCTAGCAATACACCAATTCTAAAAAAGATTGAATTACCAAAACTTAAAAAAGTAGAAAATGAATAATCAACACATCAGGTACAACCTAATTACGCACTCAGCGTATTCGCACACCTTCCTTATCCAGGAACTCACATCACGTAACATAGAGTTTCGTTTTGAAAAGCTTGAAAATGAAGAATCTTATAGCCGCTTTGAGGTTTATAGTGACTCAGAAGCTTACAAATTGTTGAGAGAGATTGTAGAACTTAATAACGGAACATCAATAACTTTGCAATATGGAGCCTATTAAAGTGGAATGCCCACACTGTGGGTCGCATGAATGTTTTACGGAGGTAGAGCAACTATCTGATGGAACAGTGGTTGACAGCTCTATGTGTTTAGAGTGTGGTTATACCACAACTACCTTGAATGTTGAAGGATCTGCAGTTGTTCAGCAAATCGAAGAGAGTACTGCTGAATTAATCAAAGACTTGCGTTGGGTAGATACAAAAACTAATTTGGTGTGGTATCCAATTGTACTCAACTTTCCATCATTCGGTATCATCTTTCCTGATGGGACTAGTAAAGATAGTTGGGGTTGGAGAGCAGCACCTGCTGTAGAGATTTCGGCTGAGGATCGAGAGAAGTACCCAATCCCAGGTCAACCAGGAGAGTTTTATACTAAGAGAGTTGATATGGGTCAGGGGCAGTTATTTGCATCCGAAGACTTTTACACAGCTTGTAAATTTTTAGGATTTATACAATAATATGAAGATAAGTTACGCTATTACGGTTTGCAATGAGTTCGTTGAAATTCAACGACTCATTACATTCTTATTAAAAAATAAAAGACCACAAGATGAGATAGTAGTATTGGTCGATATGACTAAGAACGAACCAACATCGGAGTTGCTAGGTTACTTACATAGACTGAGTAGCAGTAACTATATCACTCTTTCGGAGCATAATTTCAATAACCACTTTGCTGATTGGAAGAACTTGCTTACAAAATCGTGCAAGGGAGATTACATCTTTCAAATTGATGCAGATGAAATACCTAATGAGTTGTTGATTAGTCATCTTCCTGATGTATTAGAGCTTAATCCAGATAATGAAGTGTATTTAGTGCCTCGTGCCAATACTGTAGAAGGGTTAACTCAAGAGCACATCAATAAGTGGGGTTGGCATGTAATGGCTAATGGACATATAAACTGGCCAGACTATCAATGGAGGATTTGGAAAAACAAACCTGAGATCAAATGGGTCAATAAAGTCCATGAAAAGCTTGAAGGATTTAAGACATACGCAATGCTCCCAGCCGATACACAAGCTTTCTGCTTATATCACCCAAAGACAATCGAGAAACAAGAGAAGCAAAACGCCTACTACGATACACTATGAAGAAAGCTCTTATCACAGGAATAAATGGACAGGATGGTTCTTACCTATCTGAATTTTTATTGGGTAAGGGTTATGAGGTGTGGGGAACATTAAAACGAAATTCGGTAGCTGAGAACCAAACGTCAAGATTAGGGGAGTCCTATAATAACGTAAAACTAGTGTATGCTGATTTAACAGATTTAGCATCACTGATAAAGGTACTATCGACTGTCCAGCCTGACGAGGTATACAACCTTGCAGCACAATCGCATGTTAGAATTAGCTTCGATCAACCTTTGTACACAGCAAACGCTACTGGCATTGGTGCTCTTAATGTACTAGAGGCTGTTAGATTAGTATCACCACACTCTAAGGTATATCAAGCGAGTAGTTCGGAAATGTTTGGTAATACAATAGATGCTGATGGGTATCAAAGAGAGACTACTCCTATGAACCCAGTATCACCTTATGGATGCGCAAAAGTGTTTGCCTATAACATAAGCCGAAACTACAGACACTCCTACAATATGTTTGTCTCCAATGGCATATTGTTTAATCATGAATCACCAAGAAGAGGAACAAACTTCGTAACCAATAAAGTGGTTAAAGAAGCTGTTAAGATTAAGCTAGGTTTATCTAGTGAGTTACGATTGGGTAATCTTAGTGCAACTCGAGATTGGGGACATGCAGAGGATTATGTCAAAGCAATGTGGATGATTCTGCAGATAGAACAGCCAGATGATTTTGTGTGTTCGACCGGAGTATCTCATTCAGTTCAAGATTTGTGTGAGTATGTGTTTGATTATCTCGATCTCAATTGGAGGGAGTATGTGAAAGCTGATGCTAAATTCTTTAGACCTGAGGAGTTGCATAATCTCAAAGGAGATTCTACCAAACTGCGTAACGCAACTGGTTGGGTTCCTGAGCATACCTTCGAAACAATGTTAGATGAAATGATTCAATATTGGTTAAACTATTACAAATAAATGAATATATTGGTTACGGGAGGTTCAAGTACAGTAGGAAAGCATCTCAAACAAATACTACCACAAGCCACTTTTTTAAGTAGCGCTGATTGTGATTTGACCGATTACAATCAAACTCGAGACTATTTTCAGAGCAGCAAACCTGATGTAGTGATACATCTTGCAGCTTTGGTGGGTGGAATTGTTGACAACATACAACGTCCAGTGGACTATCTACAGCAAAACCTGCTTATCAATACAAACACAATAAGGGCTAGCTATGAGTGTGGTACTAGAAAGCTAATCGCTCTATCTAGCACCTGCACATACCCAGATCAAGTAAACTCCTACCCAATGAAGGAGGAAGATATGTTTGCTGGTCCACCTACACCAACAAACTTTGAGTATGCATATGCAAAGAGGTGTATGGTTGCGTTGATTGAAGCGTACAATAAACAATATGGAATGCAATATTGTTACATCACACCATCCAATTTATACAGTGAGTTAGATACACATAAAGGTGGAAGAGCTCACTACGTAGCTTCTCTTTTAGATAAGATTATTGAGCAGGATAGCTTAGGTGGTAACAGCATTAAGCTACTCGGCACAGGAAGTCCGTTAAGACAATTTACTCATGCTGGTGATATTGCTCTAGTGATTAAGACAATGATTGACAATAATGTATGGGTATCTTTTAATGTATCTAATCCAGAAAACTACAGCATTCATGAACTAGCACGAATAACTTTAGACGTAAATGGTAAGTCCGATTGGACGATAGATTACTCACAACCTCACATGAATGGTCAAGCTAGAAAGGACGTCAGCATTGATAAGTTTTTACAATACTTTCCAGAATTTGTGTTTACAAAATTTGCTGATGGGATAAAAAAAGTGTATATTGATAAAACAAAATAAAGTTATGAACGACAAAAAACAAGAGATTTTAAAGGCTGTGCAAGATTATATTGCACAGAAGGATGCGTCCAAAACATGGAAACCTGGAGAAGACTGGATTCAATACTCAGGTCCCTTTTTCAACAGCAACGAGTATGTTGCAGCTGTAGATACGCTACTTAACGGGTGGTTTATCTTAGGAGAAAAGGGTCGTGAGTTCGAACGTAAGTTTGCTCCTTACTTAGGTAAAAGTGATGGTGTGATTGTGAACTCAGGTAGTTCAGCAAACCTGATTATGATATCTATGTTGAAGTCTAAACGAGGAGGCGCACTTCCAGTTGGCAGTAAGTTCATTACACCAGTAGTATGTTTCCCAACAACAATTAACCCATTGATTCAAAACGGTTTTGAGCCAGTGTTCGTTGATGTTGAGTTACCAAACCTCAATCTTAACTTGGATCAAGTTGAGAAGCTTTTGGAAGAAGATACCAACAAAGAGATTAAAGGTATCATTTTCGCACACGTATTGGGTAATCCTCCAAACATGGATCGTCTTATGGCTATTGTAGAGAAGTATAACTTGATCTTCTTAGAGGATTGTTGTGATGCTTTAGGCTCTACATGGGATGGAAAACCATTAGGATCATTTGGTCAGATTTCAACATGCTCATTCTTCCCAGCACACCACATGACGACTGGAGAAGGTGGTTTTGTGGCAGTAGGTAAGGGTATGCATAGATTGTTAGCTGCATCACTTCGTGACTGGGGTCGTGCATGTTATTGCAACACTGCAAAACCTGGAAACGTAACTTGTGGTACGGCATGTGGTATGCGTATGAATAATTGGTTTAAAGCCTATCCTGAATTAACTTATGATCACCGTTATGTGTTCGAAGAGATTGGATACAACCTCAAACCTACCGAAATGCAAGCTGCAATTGGTTTATCTCAAATCGAGAAGTTGGATGAGATGCATGGACGACGTAAGGAAAACTTTAAGCGATTGTACAGCATCTTTAAGAAGTATGAGCATTGGTTCCACTTACCACAATCGTTAGATAAAGCTGATACTAGTTGGTTTGGATTCCTATTAACTCTGAGAGATGGTGCACCATTCGAAAAGAATGATCTAGTAGATACTCTTGAAGCAGCTAAGATTCAGACACGATCATACTTCACCGGTAACGCTTTATTTCATCCAGCATATTGCGATCTACCAATGTTTGCTCACTATACAGATCCAAAAGGAATGTTCCCAGTGGCTACTAAAACTACAAAAGATACATTCTTCTTAGGGGTTTATCCTGGAATCACTGACGAACAATTAGATTACATTGAACAAATTGTTGACAGATTCTTTGAAAACCTATAATGAGTTATATCACATTTAAGACGATTGGTGGTGCTGGTGATTTAGGATCACAAATACAGCAATATGCGTCACTCTATGCTGTGGCAAAGGCTTCTGGGAAGACAATAGTTTTCCCAGAGTCTTCTTTAAAGTTAGACTATGGTTTCAAGTTTGCAAACCTACTCGATATACCTATTGAGACTAAACCCGATGACTTCTTCAAGGATTTCATCGATATTAGACCGGATGATCAGCAGATAGTAGACTCTAGTGTGTTTCAACTACAACCAAACAAAAACTACAACATAGTTAACAGATTCGATCTATACAAATACTGGCACCCAACCTATGCAGAGGATGTTTTGCAGTGGTCTTGGAATAAAGATCATGAACAAGCAGCTAAGCGTATGATGGAATCAATTGCACAGCCAGGAAAAGAGTTAGTAGCTATTCATGTTCGTAGAGGTGATTATTTACTACCACAGCATGACCATTTTTGTAAATTGAATACAGACTACTATGGTGAGGCTATTAAACCATACATCGATGAGTTAGAGAAGTACCATTTCGTAATCTTCTCAAATGACATTGAATGGTGTAAGGAGAGTTTGATTGAGGGTGATATGGTTACCTTTGTTGAACCTGGTTTGGATTATGTTGACATGATTGCTATGAGTATGTGTAATCACTTTATCGTAGCAAATAGTTCGTACAGCTGGTGGGCAGCTTTTAGAAGTAAAAACCCAAACAAAAAGGTGACGTGTCCTATAAACTATCTAAAGAGTTATAGTCCATGGTCACACATTAATGGAAATTATTATCCATCCGAATGGAATGGAATACACAACAATTCAATATGAAGAGAGTAGTTTACGTAACGGGTTGTCTAGGGTTTATTGGATCCTACATAACGATGAAGTGTTTAGATCGAGGATGGTATGTTAAGGGTGTTGATAAGATTACATACGCATCTAATAAAAAAATGCTAAAGGTTTTTGAATCACATCCAAATTTCTCATTTGTTCATTGTGATATAAATGACTTGAAGTTTTTGTACGATTGTGACTTTGTAATCAACACAGCAGCAGAGACTCACGTAGGGAATAGTATTGCTAGCAGTCAGGAGTTTGTGAAGTCTAACGTAGATGGGGTACACAACCTACTAGAGTTGATTAGGAATCATAGAGGGGAGAATGCGCAAAAGCCTACACTCATTCATTTCAGTACTGATGAGGTATATGGTGATATCGAGGACGGTGCTCATACAGAGGAGCATCTACTGAAGCCAAGTAATCCATACTCAGCTACAAAAGCTGCAGCTGATATGTTAATCATGGCTTGGGGTAGAACTCACAAAGTACCTTATATGATTGTTAGACCAACTAACAACTACGGTATTGGTCAGTATGTTGAAAAGTTAATCCCAAAAGCGGTTAAGCTATTGAGTTTAGGACGTAAGATTCCACTACACAATAACGGAACACCATATCGAAATTGGCTACATGCTAACGATACGGCAGAAGCTATTATCACGTTGATGGAAAAGGGACAAAGTGGTGAGATATACAATATTGCAGGTGGCTTTGAGCAATCAAACATCGACACAATCAAACAAGTTATTACAGAGTTTGTAGAGATTGTGAATTGGGAAGACTTTCACGGAATCGACCAGTATGTAGATTTCACGTACAGTAGACCTGGCCAAGATGTCCGCTATGCATTAGATGATTCTAAACTACGTCAATTAGGTTGGGAGCCTAAGAAGTTGTTTTCTGAAGAAATTAGTGGTATAGTAAAGTATTACAAGGAAGGTTATATATGGTAAAAATCAGTGAAGCAATTAAGAACTATCTAGTTGCTAATAAGGTAGAAGTTGTATTCGGTATAATTGGATCTGCAAACTCACACATATACGATTCCTTAATCGATTGTGAGAGTATAAAGGTCGTTCCAACTCATCATGAGCAAGCTGCTGTAATGGCAATGGGTGCTTATTATAGAGCTACCGGAAAGCTATCAGCTGCGTTAGTTACAGCTGGAGGAGGATCTTCTAATGCATTCACTGGAATACTATCCAATTGGGCTGACTCAATTCCAGGTATTATCATATCAGGACAGGAGCAATCCTACTACATTGATGAGTATTCTGATATGCGTATGTATGGTATTCAGGGATACGATTCTGTAAAAACCTATGCAGGGCATGTAAAGATGTCTGTGAGGTTAACAAAGGATAATGTCCATGACATCTTACCAAAAGCTTTTGCGGAGACTAAGCAGGGAAGACCTGGACCAGTATACATCGAAGTTCCGTTCGATACACAGAGCCAATTGGTTGAAGATGTGGTAGTAGATACACCATCACAAGACTATGCTAATGTACGCTCAGAAGCGGAGTATATAGTGGAAAGGCTTAATCAAGCAAAACGTCCTTTGGTGTTAGGTGGACATGGTGTTAAGCTATCGGAAGCAGAGGATTTATTTAGATCCTTTGTGAGAACTCACAGCCTACCTACAGTGTTAAGCTGGTCAGCGGTAGACCTATTACCGACAAACGATCCACAGAACTTTGGTCGTCCAGGAGTACAAGGTCAGAGAGCTGCTAATTTTATTGTACAAAATAGTGATTTGATTATAGTATTAGGAAGTCGATTATCTTTGTTGCAGACTGGCTACTCTAGGAAGGACTTTGCACCTGGTGCAGAGATCATTCATGTGGATATTGATCCAAAAGAGACTAGAAAGTTTAATGGAGCTAACTTCAACATCGATGTTTACAACTTACTGTATCAACTAAGAAAGATGCAGTTGAACATTAGTGTCAATGTTCCTGAGTGGGTATCCTATTGCAACACTATTAGGAATCGATATCCATTAGTGATGCCAGAGCATCTAGCAGACCCTACAAACTCATACACATTTATTGATCACCTATCCAATCAGTTACCAGATAACTACACAATCGTAACCGATATGGGAACAGCTTTACTGAGTGGCTTTTATGGTTTTAATATCAAAGAGAATCAAAAGATGTTCACCTCATTAGGTTTAGGTGAGATGGGGTACGGTCTTGCAGCAGCAGTTGGTGCTGGTTTTGGAGATAAGCCAGTTCTATGTTTGAATTGTGATGGTGGTATGATGATGAACCTACAAGAGCTTCAGACAATCAAAACACACAACCTTCCAGTTAAGATTGTCATCTTTAACAATGATGGTTATTTGATGATCAAGCATACACAAAAGATGTTATTCAAAGGTCGTAAGACTTGTGTAGATTCTAACACAGGAGTAACTCTTCCAGATTACGAAAAAGTTGCAAAAGCGTTTGATTTTCCGTATTATACAGAAGAGCAGATGGATAGTTTCCTAAGTGATCCAGGATGCGGTATTATGGAGGTGTTTATGCATCCAGAGCAAGAGTTTATTCCAAAGGTCAAAGGAATGGTACAACCGGATGGTTCTATTAAAGCAGGATTACTAGAGGAGATGTCACCATTACTACCATTGGAAAGTGTTGAGCAAGCCATGATTGTAGGAATTAACGAACGAAGTAAACAAGCAGTAAGATGAAAATAAAAGTAGCCATTCTAGGTACCGGAAACATTGGTACCGACTTATTACTAAAAGCCTTGCGATCAGACTTTATCGACGTGGTTGCGTTTGTAGGTCGTAGGTTGGATTCTGATGGTATGGGTATAGCTAAATCAAAGGGTGTATTCATATCGGATCAGGGTATAGAGTATTTCAAAAGCAATCCTAACTGCTGTGATGTGGTTTACGATTGTACTAGTGCAGCAGATGCTAGAGAGCATGCAAAGGTATTCAAAGAGCAGGGTATCAAAGTAGTTGATTTGACCCCAGCTAAGGTAGGTGATATGTGTGTACCGGATGTGAATGCATCAATGATACTCACTGACGATAATGTGAATATGATTACTTGTGGTGGTCAGGCTTCAATGCCAATGCTACATCTAATAGCTAAGCGTTGTACTGGATTGGAGTATGTAGAGATTGTATCACAGATCGCATCAAAGAGTGCTGGAATGGCTACGAGAATTAATGTAGACAACTACATTAAGACTACACGTAAAGCAATTACAAAATTCACAGGGTGTAAGAATACAAAAGTGATTCTCAATCTTAATCCAGCCGAGCCTTGTGTAGATATGCAAACCACCATATTCATCAAGACTAAGGACCTCAACTCCACTGGATTGGTAGAAGAGATTGCTGAGAAGATCGAAGAATTAAAGACCTATATACCACACTACGAATTAGTACTTCCACCTACCAAAAATGAGAGCGGAGTAATAGTACTCAGTATCAAGGTTAAGGGAGCAGGCGACTATCTCCCAGAGTATGCAGGAAATTTAGATATCATTAACTGTGCTGCCATCAAGGTTACACAAAAACTAGCAGAAGCATGAAAAACATTATCATAACTGATTCAAGTCTACGCGATGGGAATCACAGCGTAAAACATACAATAAGTCTGGATAGTATTGAGAGGTACTGTCAATTTGCAGATCAGGCAGGAATACCAATTGTAGAGGTAGGACATGGTAATGGATTAGCAGCTTCCTCCTTATTGATTGGAAAGTCTCCAAGCACAGATAAGGAGATGCTTACTACGGCTAGGAAGTATCTGAAGAATTCTAAACTAGGTATCCATACTATTCCAGGACTATCGACAATTGATGATGCTATGGCTGCTGCAGATTATGGTGTGGATGTGTTCCGCGTAGCCACTCACTGTACTGAAGCAACTCTTTCTAAATCTCACATCGAGTATCTAGCAAAAGCAGGTAAAGAGGTTTATGGAGTATTAATGATGAGTGCACTGATCTCTGAAGGAGAGCTTGTAGAGCAAGCTAAGATCATGGAGGATTATGGTGCACAAGCGATTATCATTATGGATTCAACCGGTACATATCTTCCTAGTGACGTACAACGTAGAGTAGCGTTTCTTAAAGCCTTTACCAACGTTAAAATTGGATTCCATGCTCACAACAACTTAGGATGTGCAGTAGCTAATTCGTTAGCTGCAGTTGAGGAGGGTGCAGATATGATTGATGCATGTATAAGAGGTTTTGGAGCAGGAGCAGGCAACGCACCACTAGAATTAATACTACCAGTATTTGAAAAGAGTGGTTATGCAACTGGTATTAGTTTTGAAGAAGTGATTAAGGAAGCTGATCGAGTAATGGATTACCTAGTACCTGAGGCACCAATCACAACACCAATCAATGTATTAACTGGTTTAACCAAGCTGTTCTCAGGATTCGAGAAGCCAATCATTAAAGCTTCGAAGCTATATGGTGTAGAATACTCTTCTCTTATCTTTGAATTAGGTAACAGAAAGTTAGTTGCTGGTCAGGAAGATTTGATTCTAGAAGTTGCACAAAAGCTAAAGAATAAATGAAAATCCTAATCACTGGAGGTAATGGGTATATCGGAAAAAGCATATATTCCGCTTTATATGGTAAATATGATATAACAGTGGTCACTAAGCAAGATTTCGATCTTGCAGACTACGTAGCCACTTCTGAGTTCTTTAAAGGAAAGTACTTTGATGTAGTAATTCATACAGCTGTATCAGGAGGGCATAGGTTGTTAGTCGATAGTGGTGGAACAATCCGCAACAACATTAATATGTTTTGGAATCTTGTCGACAATCAAGAACACTTTGGTAGATTCATTACATTTGGATCAGGAGCTGAGATATACGATTCAAGACAGCCATATGGTTTGAGTAAAAGAGTTATAGCAGATGCGATGGAGGGAAGAGATGAGTACTACAATCTAAGAATCTATGCAGTGTTTGATGAAAACGAATTGGATACAAGGTTCATTAAGAGTAACATTGTTAGGTACATCGATGGTGAGGATATGGTGATACACCAGGATAAGTACATGGACTTCTTTTATATGGAGGATCTAGTGTCGCTAGTGGATTACTACATCACCGCAAAAGATCCAGTTCAGACTGTGGATTGTTGCTACCTACAGAAGTATAAGCTAAGCGATATAGCTAGAATGATCAACGGATTGAACAAGTATAGGATTGGAGTCATGGTAGATGAGGAAGGATTGGGACCAGATTATACCGGCAACTATGTTGGTCTGCCAATTAAACTGATAGGATTAGAGCAAGGAATTAGAAACACGTATAGCAAATTAAAATGATAAGACCAATTACATTCTGTATTAATACAGCTAACAATGAGAGAGACTATGTCCTATTACTACTCAAGTCTCTGAAGGATCACACCCAAATAGATATGCATGAGGTATTGGTGTTTGTCGATACAGATAACCAAAACACATACGAGGCACTACTTGATATGAAGAAGGAGATTGCAAACCTTCGCGTATGCAAAAACCCAAATCCACATCCAGTATGGTGTCAACGCAACATCTCAATCTTATTCGATCAAGCAAAGAATGACTTGATTTGTTACTTACAATCTGACATGGTTGTTGGTTTAGAGTTTGATAAGCACATCTGCGAAAACATGCAATCTGAGAATACTGTATTATGTTGTGCTAGAATAGAACCACCACTACATCCTGAGTCTCCGGAGAAGATTACTAAGAGCTTTGGATCATCTCCAGAAGATTTCTTATATGAGGAGTTTAATACCTTCGTAGCTGACTTACAGAAAGAGAATAGACCTAATATGTGGGGACACTTTGCTCCGTTTGTTGTTTACAAGTCAACTTGGATCAATAAGCTTGGTGGGTTTGATACTCAGTTTAGATCCTCACGCGAAGACTCTGATTTGATTATTCGAATGGGATTGTGTGGGTTAGATTTAGTGCAGTCATGGAACGCTTGCGTATATCACTTCACTTGCGTATCAAGTCGTGGTAAGGATTGGTTCACTGATCAGAAAGCAGCACAGATCAAGAACGAGTTGCAGAGTCAAGCGGATATCCAAGAGCTAAAGAGGTTTATTCGAAAGTGGGGCTTCTTTGGACATCATGGTAAGCCAATCTACGATGTGACCTTTGAGATTGAATTAGATCGCTATGCAGATATAGGTTTACTGAAATTCTTAGAACCTTACTGCCAGCATCTAGTGCTATCTGACAAAGCTGTAGTTGATAGATTAGTATCGGATATTTCGTTCGAAGCTAGCTACTACAACAACTTACGATGGGGGTACACATACGACTACTGGCTAAAGAATGAGCATCTATTCAATCCAACAGACTTCTCCAAAAGAATAATTCACAGTACTGATAAGTTACCTGGTGATGTAATTGTTAGAATGAAGTACTCTGATTTAGTTGATCAGTGGAGCGATGATGTACGTCGTGTTATTGAAAGTATTAATGAGGTAGTTGATGCTAACGATTTAGGTGACTTTGAGTTTGGTCCATTCAAGATTAGTATCATACGAAAGAACAATCTTATGCACAGCTACGAGCGAATCAACAACCTAGACCTAATAGTAAACGAGCAAGAATTTAACTTTATCTAATGCAGTACTTCTTATTAATGCCAGGTGATACAGAGCAAGATGCTCTTAATGAAGCAAACCTACTAGGAGAGTCCTCGTTTGGAGTTTTCTGGGGAGGTCAAGCATTGAAGACCTTAATGTCAATCATCGATAGCAACCCAGAGCTCTTAGTTATTGCTAAGGTGAAGACTGATACAAACAAGTCTCTAACCTTAGAACAATTCTTAACAGATATACAAAAATTACAAGTAAGATATTCAAGATGAAATACTACCACTATTACTCAAGAACCGATAGAGACAAGGAGCCAATTTTCAAAGTATTTGCTCTATCACGATACAAAGCAGCAACACACTTTGCTCAGGTCAAGCGTCTCAGTCTAAAACAATTTCTAGAACTCTATGTTGTCAGCAGGTAACTATTTATATAAAAGAAAGCGTTATGAAGATAATAGTGCTGTCTGCAGGCAAGAAGAAGAAGACCTATGTGGTAGAGGTTCTCGATGGTACAAACACTATTCATAGTGAGACTGTCAAGAGTGTTCACGATCGAGATGAGTTAGTGTGGAAACTAGCTGACCTATACAACGTAGATGATATTGAGATAAAAGATATACAGCAGGAGATAGACACATTCAAGTACTCAGAGATTCCATCTATCCCGGTATTGGAGGAAGATGAAGCCGACGAGTTTTTTGAAAGCAATAGTGAGTATGTGTACGATCGTATATTACAAGCAGTAGCTGAGGGAGTTGTGCAGAATACCGATTCTATTAGACTATTTGAACTCAATGGTACTGGTGTATATATAACGTCGAAGAGAGCTGATTGGAGGAATGGTGTACAGCAAGCTCAAGACTACTTTGTTACAGTAGAGCAATATGACAAATGTATTATAGCTAGGCAGTTACTGCTGAAACTATAAAGCGAATAAGGTTATGAGAAAAGCAAGAACAACAATCCTATTACAATCGCAGATTGAACAAGCGATGAAGGTAACTCGCAGCAACAAGTCAGCTGCAGAGTATCTTCGAGTAAGCTATGGACTATACAAGCGATTCGCAAAGCTATATAAGAATGCGGATGGCGTTAGCTTATTTGACGCTCACCTAAACCAATCGGGATTAGGTATATCAAAGACACACGTATCCAAAAAGAGATTCCAGCTAGATGATATTCTATTAGGAAAGTATCCGCAATATCCTAAGGATAAGTTGCTACGTAGAATGATTATTAGTGGATACATTGAAGAGAAGTGTAATCACTGTGGGTACTGTACAAAGAGACCAACCGATCTCAAAACACCACTCATACTAAACCACCTTAATGGCAATACAACAGACCACAATAGAGAGAACCTAGAGGTGCTGTGTTACAATTGCTACTTTGTGTTGGTTGGTGATATTAGTAGAAAGGACTTCAAGACAACATCTTATGATCGTCCAGAAGACTATCGTAACACATTAGATGAAATGATGACAAGTGAGGAGCATGCACAAGCTCTCAGCTCATTAGATTTATTAACCGAGGAAGAGAAACAACAACTATTAAAAGGATTACACGACATATGAAAATAGGACAATGGATTGCAAAGCAAGAGCGTAAGTACTTGCCAAGCTTGAGGAGAAACAAACGATATAAATTTGCAAAGGCAGTTATACTAGCACCTTTATTAGTGCCACTGTATTACTTGCAAGTGGGTATAGTGAAGTTGAAATCTAAACGTATATCACAGTCAGCAATCTTTACAAAGATGCAACACATTGTGGATGGGTGGACAAACCTAATCATTGAGGATCCAGTAGCTGAAGAGATAGCATTGAGTCGAGCTTCGATTTGTGCTGGATGTCCTTTTGCTGAGATGTCTACTGGATTGCATACAGTGGTGGTTGATAACAAGACAAAACAGATTCGAGGTATGAAGTGTGGTAAATGTGGATGTCCACTTAGCGCAAAGGTGAGAAGTCTAAACGATCACTGCCCGGAAGGAAAATGGTAAGAAAGAAGTCTACTCAAGTGGCCTTAGTGGTTTATCACCATGAACTCAATCAACTAGAGCTTGTAGCAGAGGTGATTAAGTATTGTCTAGGTTATGAGGATACACAAGCATTCAACTGTGCTCACATGGTAGTTAATCGTGGTGAGTATGTGGTTAAGACTTTTAAAGTATCTGAGATTGAGAAGGCTAGAATGATAGTACAACTATTTATAGATCAGGAGGTTCCTGCTAAACTATTACCAATATGAAAAAACTACTATTACTACTACTATTAATTCCAACACTGGTCTTTGGACAAAAACCTTTAAGAGACTCAGTCAAAGTCAAAACATCTATCTATGAGGTTATGTACAGCGAAAAGCTAGAAAGCCCATTGTGGGTTAAGTACACTGTACAATGCCCAACTGGTACCGCATCACGATCTGGAATGGATTTCTATGTGTGTGACTCTATCAAGACATCTGACAATGCTGACTACGCTAACAATGTATACGATAAAGGTCACATGGCTCCGGCTGCTGACTTCAATTGTACTACACCAATGCTACGTCAAACCTTTAGCTATCTAAACTGCGCACTGCAAGATCAATATTTAAACAGAGGTGTGTGGCGTATGCTGGAGATACAAGAGCGTGAGTGGGCAAAGGTAGAACCAGTATCGGTTAAGATTGTAGTTGTATTCGATAAGACATCAAAGAAGCTACCTACTGGAGCTACAATACCAGCTGGATTCTATAAAATAATCACTTTGGAGAAGTCTAAGAAGACTTACAAGTACTACTTTCCAAATGTGAAACCAACCAAAGCAAAATTTTCTGACTACCTTGTTGCATAATCGAAGATAAGACCGTATCTTTACGGTATGAATCTAGGTTATGCATGTATCAATACGGAGCTACGCAAGCAGAATATCTTTGCTGGGCGTACCTGCCGTAAGTCTAAGTTCGACGAGAAGGGCTTAGAATATGTAGGTGAGTTAGGGTTACAGAACCTACGAGACTTACTACAAATTGTTCAATGGAATGAGCGTAATGGTATTAAATTCTACCGTATCGGCTCTGACATATTCCCTTGGAGTAGCGAATATGAGTATGAGGACTTACCTCAGTACGATAAGATCAAACTATACTGCAAGGTCATAGGTGATTATGTTACTAAGGTTGGTCAACGACTAACATTCCATCCAGGTCCATTCAACATTCTAGGATCTTCTAATCCCGATGTCATTAGACGTACTATGATCGATCTACGACATCATTCAGAGTTATTTGACTTGATGGGATTTGAACCTAGCGTATACAACAAGATTAATATTCACGTTGGTGCAGCATACAATGACAAGAACGCTGTACTAGATAAATGGTGCGAAAGCTATGAGAAACTTGATCCGAACACTAAGAAAAGACTTACAATCGAAAATGACGATAAGCAAAGCCTTTACACTACTTACGATTTGTATCATGGCATACATAGGATGGTTGGTGTTCCTATTGTTTTCGATTATCACCACCATAGTTGCCATCCTGGTGATTTATCCCATGCTGAAGCTTTGGAGCTTGCTATCTCCACGTGGCCGGAAGGCATTAAGCCGGTGGTCCATTATTCGTCTGCGAGACAAATAGAAGACGCAACAGCTAAGATCCAAGCACATGCTGACTACATCTATGAGAGCATTGACACATACGGACATGATGTCGATGTGATGTTAGAATGTAAAGCAAAAGAAGCAGCTCTGTTGCAATATCGCAAAAAACAGAGTATATTAATAGAAACAATTTAATCAATATAATATGAACTACACAGTAGCAGTCAAAGTAAAATTTGAAGACGACAAAGGAAAAGTGAAAACTAAAACAGAGCGTTACTTAGTTGATGCAATGTCAGTAACGGAAGCAGAAACCCGTGTTGTAAAATTCATGGAAGGCACAATGGCAGATTTCGAAATCAGCTCAGCAAGCCAATCTCGCATCGTAGAGGTTATTCACCCAGCAACTACTCCTGACGTTTATGGCAAGTAAGAATGTCACTGAACTAAAAGAGAAGTACCCTGAAATCGCTCAAGAGTTTGAGCGTATCGTTGCCGAGCAGTATGATCTGTTTGCAGGCAAGATGATTGACTATGGGAAAGGAAACATTAGTGTTGGCACTAATCTAGAAACTCCCGAGGAAGTTAAGTTATCACTTACGGGGTTATGGTTCCGAATGAATGATAAGATGAATCGTTTGAAGAATCTTGTATTACTGAACCAAAACCCTAAAGTGACTACTGAGTCTACTCAGGACACTTTCCAGGACCTATCAATCTATGGTATCATTGCACAGATTGTGCAGAACGGTAAATGGAAGTAATTTTTTATAGCTGTTGTCTATTTAAGATTATGGTCGTATCTTTGGCCTAACATTTAAAAAACACATAGCATATGAAGAATTGTAAAGTTTGCGGAATTGAAATTCCAGCTGGAAGATTGAAAGCATTACCAACAGCAACTACTTGCGTGGAGCATTCAACCACATCAAGGTTTGGTCATAACATAGTACAAGTTGGTAATCTAGAAGATGACGGATATCAAGAAGTTGAAGTAATCCGTGATCCGAAAGCTTTGGAGACACTTAATCAGTATAAACAACAACAAGGCAATTACAAGTAATGGCTGACGATAGACACGAAGCGTACCGAATGCTGTTTGGAACAACTGAACTCAGTAGATTGTTTAGTAAGTATGGTGAGTCTTATCCAACCGGATACATAGCGTATCGGTTACTAGAGATAAAGCATGAACACCCAGACAGCTCAGTAGCTCATATCATTCAGTTAGCTATCAAATTTTTTGAAGATGAGCGAACTGCAAGAAAGGATAACCAGAATTGAACCAGTCTACGACTTTGATAAAGTTGCTGGAGGCTATTTCAAAATCTATTACGGAGTGGAGACAGATGCTACAATCAAACTCAGCTTCGTACCTTTCCTAGATAATCGCATTCGTCAAAGTGATGAGTTGTTTAAGTATCTGAAGAAGACTTCAAAGGACAAAACCGTATCGCATGCAATATACGATTTGTATGACATAGGTTTTCCGGTCGATGAGTGGGTTGAAGAGTATATAGAAACTGCAAAGAATAGTGCAAATGCTGAACTCTTCAACGCACTCATTCACTTCTACAATCACATCAAAAATTTTAACACAGGAAGTATAGAATAATGGGATCAATATCAGATTACATCGATTGTCCAAAGTGCGGTAACGAAGCACATCAGGAGTTTCAGTATAAGACTGGAGAAGAACATATCTTATGTTTGCATTGTGGTTACAGCCGCAAGTTCTACATATCGAATTGGGATGCGAAAGAGAGTGAGGGTGATGACTGGACTCCTAAGTATGAGCTAGAAGAGCTTGTTGGTCATGGAGCTTACAGAATCCGTGCAAAGGGTTTCAATGCATATGAGGTTGGTAGCTTTGCTAGTGAGGAAGAGATTGAGAGCTACAAGCAGATGGTTGAAGCTCGCAAGGAAGAGATTGCTCACGCAGAGTATACTACAGTAGGTGAAGACGGCACATCATACGTAACAATCTTAATCCAAGGTGATATAGAAAGTTTTGAAGAATAGCTGTTGCCTAAACGAAAATAAGGTAGTATATTTAAAGAAATAAACAAACATATGGCAGGTAACTGGAAATTAAAAATTGAATGTCTTGATCAGTGGATGAAGGCAACAACTGGAAAAGGGTTGTTTCGTGAGAAGTCGGAAAAACCGAAGACTGAAGTGAAATTTGGTAAACCAAATAGAACGAAATTCAACAAACAACGTTAATGGCTAAAAAAAGGGAAGAACCGGTCTTTGAGAAGTTTACAAGGATTTATGAGGATGAGGATACTAAGACAGTTTGGACATATGATTACTCAGTCACAAAGACCGGTCCCGTTAGTGTAGAGATCACTTACAAAAATCTCCCAAAGGTAGAAAGAAAAAAGAAAAAAACAAAAATAACTAGAAAAACTGTTGCAAAATAGGATTTTCTAGAGTATATTTAAAGAAAGAAAGAAAACGAGTATATTTATATAAGCATGAAAGCAAACCTTAGACATATAGCATCTTGTAATTATCGCCTAGAGCAATCGATTCCGGCAGGAATGGGCTTTACGTGGGTGGATAGCAAATGCAAGTCCGAGGTTCACAAACTCATGTAAGGTAATGTAAAACAAACAAACCTAAATATAGATGAACCTCGGATCCAAAAGATACCGAGGTTTTTTTTTGGGTTAATGTTCTTTGAAATGTTGGATACAAAAACGTATTAGTAGCTCAGTGGTAGAGCAGGCGGCTGTTAACCGTCAGGTCGTAGGTTCGAATCCTTCCTAGTACGCAATATTGCGGGATGCGTAGAAGTTGGTTATCTCGTCAGTCTCATAAGCTGAAGTCCCCGGTTCGAGTCCGGGTCCCGCAACATAATGATCTCGTAGCTCAGTTGGATAGAGCACCTCACTTTTAATGAGGGAGTCGATGGTTCGAGCCCATCCGGGATCACTTAATACGTCTGTGGTGAAATGGTATCATGCCGGTCTCCAAAACCGTTGTTGAGGGTTCGAATCCTTCCAGTCGTGCAATTGCCTTCGTAGCTCAATTGGCAGAGCACCGCACTTGTAATGCGGGGGTTGTAGGTTCGACTCCTATCGAAGGCTCAAAAATATTGGTATAGCTCAATTGGTCAGAGCATTCGCCTGATACGCGAAAGGTTTCAAGTTCGAGTCTTGATATCAATACTACAACTAGGTGTGGGAAAGTTGGTAATCCGCGGCATTTGGGATGCTGAGATCGCAGGTTCGAGTCCTGCCACTTAGACAAACGGTCCTTTAGCTCAGTTGGTTAGAGCAGCTCGCTCATAACGAGAAGGTCTCAGGTTCGAGCCCTGAATGGACCACAAAGGAAGTGCAAGAGAGTCCTTAATGCGCAAAGAAGATCCTTGCTGTACAGTGTGGAAAGACATACAAAATAGTTTTAACGGGGGCTCCGGTTCTATTCAAAAACGCGATTAGCCTTCACCACTTTCCTTAGCTCAGTTGGTAGAGCGTTGCCCTTACATGGCAAAAGTCGTTGGTTCGAGTCCAGCAGGGAAGACAAGGAGTTCTCGATCTCAAGTGCTGGTTAGTGAAACATCTAATCGATGAGCCCATCAAAATCAGAATAGGCCTGTATCGCATAGCGGCAATTGCAGCTGACTGTAAATCAGCTCCCTAACGGGTTCGGAGGTTCGAGTCCTTCTGCAGGCACAAAAAATGGACCGGTAGCTCAGTTGGTAGAGCGTTGGCCTGAAGAGCCAAGCGTCGGGGGTTCGAATCCCTCCCGGTCCACAATAATAAGCAGGTGTCGTATAATGGCTTATTACTCCAGTCTTCCAAACTGGAGATGAGAGTTCGATTCTCTCCACCTGCTCAAAAGACAGATACCCGACGGGGAACGTAGAAGCGCCGGAATGAATTAGCACTGTAGGTCCGGGACGTGTGCAAAGTCTGTCTTATCTTGGGGTTGTAGCTCAACTGGCTGAGCGTTACATTTGCAATGTAAAGGATGAGGGTTCGAATCCCTTCAGCTCCACAATCGGTCCATTGGTGTAATGGTTAACATGCGGCACTGTCTATGCTGCGCTACGAGTTCGATTCTCGTATGGACCGCTATCTTGTCCTGTAGTGAAATGGCATCACACGGCGTTTTGGCCGCTGGGTTAGAGGTTCGAATCCTCTCGGGACAACAATTGGAAGAGTAACTGCAGCGGCCTGCAGCACTGTCTTGAAAACAGCTGGTACCTTGACCGGTATGGGGATCGACACCTCACTCTTCCGCTTATATGGTGTCTATAGCTCAGTAGGTAGAGCAAAGGGTTGTGGTCCCTTGTGCCGTGAGTTCGATTCTCACTAGTCACCCAATTGGAGAGTAAAGCAGTCAGGGCACTGTCACCGCCTGCTAAGCGAGTGGTACTTTCGAGTATGAATTTCGATTATTCTGCTCTCCGCAAATGCCTCTATCGTTCAATGGATAGGACACGGCCCTTCTAAGGCTGTTATTGGGGTTCGAGTCCCTATAGAGGTACTAGGTGATAAAAAAGCGTAGGTTGGTAGACGTGGAGAGACGTGTCGCAAGGGTACACACTTAGCAGCTCTATTATGGTGTGTGAAGCACTGCTCAGCAGATCCCAGATTCCTGATAAAGCCAACCATCACCTTTCATGCTCTGTTAGTTCAACGGATAGAACACTTGACTACGGATCAAGAGATAGGAGTTCGAATCTCTTACGGAGTACTAATAAGGTCAGTTTAGTCGTGGAGGCTGGTAGGTCTGCAAAACCTATGGAGTTGGTTCGATTCCAACATTGACCTCAAAAAAACAAAAGCTATGAAGACGTTTAGAAGTTTAACAAACAGAAAGGAAGTAGATTTAATTCCTTACGTATCCAACTTTATCAAAGAAAATGATGACACAGTATTGTATGTTGGTTGTGACTCTCAGAACGTCCGCGACAATACAAACTACGCTGTCGTGATCGTTTTGTATAATCCTGGAAAGGGTGGGCACGTATTGTATTCAAGAACCACAATGCCAAAGATTGAAGACCGTTACACTAAGTTGTGGAATGAGGTTGAGTATTCAATCGAGGTAGCAGAGTACTTAACTAACAATGGTATCCAACGTCCAAGCTATATTGACTTAGACTTGAATCCAGATCCAAAATACAAAAGCAATCAAATTTTGAGAGCTGCGCTTGGATATGTGGAGAGTATGGGGTATATTGCTAGATGTAAACCTAATGCAATGGTAGCATCTCACGTAGCAGATGCCTTATGTAAATAAGTTATCAACAGCTGTTGTCTAGGTGAACAAAAGTTCCTATCTTTACTGTATAGAAATGCCCCTTTGGCGGAATTGGTAGACGCGCTAGACTTAGGATCTAGTCTTCGGGTGAGAGTTCGAGTCTCTCAGGGGGTACAAATGCTACTGTGGTGAAATAGGTAGACACGAGGGACTTAAAATCCCTTGGCCAGTGATGGTCGTGCCGGTTCGATTCCGGCCAGTAGTACTAAATTAATTACATATGTGGAGTAAAGTGTTAAAGTTTGCAACCAATTTTTTATATTGGTTTTTAGGTTTCTCAATGATGGCATTGGGTGCAGAGCTTTTATTGATATGGCTCAAAGAAGATGGTTTTAGTATTACTGGTTTTATTCTAGGATTCATGGGTTACCTAATCCTACGACCAGCAGCTGAGTACTGGAAAGATCAACTCCTTAGTGTTTGGAAATCTAAAGAATAAGTTGTATATTCAAACAATGGCCCGTTAGTCTATCGGTTAGGACGCATCCCTTTCACGGATGAGAGACGAGTTCGATTCTCGTACGGGCTACTAAAATTAAAACAAATGAAAAGGTTACAAATCATCACATTGGCACTTTTAACAGCAGCTGCAACAATCACCTCTTGTACAGACAATCAACGTGCAAAGAATTGGGGTGGAACCGAAACAATCACACTAAAACCAAACGAGCGAGTGCTTAACGTCACTTGGAAAGAGACTGAGATGTGGATTTGCACTCAGGATACTACTACCGGAGTTGTGTACTTCCGCGAGAAGTCTAACTGGGGTATGATGGAAGGTACGGTTATTTTGAAGTAACCGACCATAGTCAGGTGGCGGAATTGGTAGACGCTGCGCTTTATATCAGGTGTATAAAGGTGAATCTTGGTCGAAAGATTGCAACAAGAATACAGGTTCAAATCCTGTCCTGACTACAAATAATGCAGGTTCTTTGACATATTCAAAAAAAGGAAACGATATGGAAACACTATCATTTGCTTTTGGAGTGTTAACAATGGTGGGAGTGGCATTTGCTGCTCTTATTATTGTGAGCATTGTAAAGGCGTACAAGCAACAAACACGTATTCAACAACTAGAGGAATGGCTCTTGAATGTTGATAGAGATTATCACTACCAAGATAACGAAGTCTATAAAGCTATTGACGATCGAATCAGGGGTGTGAATGATCAAATCACTGATTCAGTTACTCAATGTAACTCCTATACAGATAAACGAATCGACAAGCTGATCGATACCTACTTTATGGTAAAAGAAGCTGAAAAACAAACCAAGAAACAGTTAAACGGATAAACTAACCCGTCATAAGAACCTGCATTTAATTTTTGAAGACTATGGAAAAATATTACATTTATTTAGATGACCTACGCACACCACGCCAAGAGGAGTTGGTAGATAGGCCACAATGGACAGTCGTAAGAAACTACGATGAGTTTGTAAACAAGATCACTGAGGTTGGTTTGGAGAATGTTGAACTCATCTCACTAGATCACGACTTAGGTGAGTCTGCGATGCAAGAGTGGCACACTAACGTATACCACAACTACACCTTAGATTACAACAACATTACTGAGAAGACTGGAATGGATTGTACTAAGTGGTTGGTAGAGCAATGGTTGAATGGTGCACCAGTATGTCGTGTTATGGTTCATTCAGCAAATGCTGTTGGAAGTGCGAACATGATGGGGTATATTAACAACTACAAGCACATCCACCGCTTACCACAAGACTGCGCTAGATGGGTAGTGCCTCATGATATTGAAACAATTATAGGATAATGGAAGCAATCGTAGTAGCATTAATGGCACTTGTGTTCTTGTTAGGTCTAGGCTTGACCTCAGCAATAATTCACATACGAGCTATACAAAAGGAGTTAGAAGCTCTTAGTGAAGTTGATGAGGAGCAAGATGAGATGATCACTAAAGTACTCGAATACAATAGGGATTTAGCTTTAGCTATTAGAGAACTTCAGAATCACGTAATACAACAACAATCACAATCATTTCCGACATACCCGTATGGAGGACCAATAGGAGAAGCATAAGTTATGAAGGTAAAAGCAGCAGATACATTCTTCGATAGTGTTGAACGAATGATCAATAGACAAAGATGGTACTGGAAGTCTTGGGACTTCTTGAGATATGATATGCCTAGATTTTTTAAGAATCTCTGGTTGTTCAGAAAAGACCTATACAAGTATCGCTGGTATAGTGGTGATGATGCAGTACTTCCTTTCATGAGGACAGCTTTGATGGATATGGCTAAAAACATTGATGAGCGTGGCTTAGAAGTGGATGTGACTAGAAAGAAGAAAGTCGCTAAGATGTATCGTGCTGTATTCTTGATGGAACGATTCCTTGAAGATGACTTTGTTGAGATGGCTGAAAAAGAATTAGGAGAGCTTCAGAATACAAAAGTCGAATTTGAACCAGCGGATGAAGAAGGTTACTGGAGACTAAAGGATTCAGATACTCCAGAGCAGCAAGCTCACAATCGTAAAGTGTTTGCTCGAGCTCGTGAGATTGAAAGCCAAATGTGGACTGAGCTGTGGACTATTCTAGAAGGTCAGAAGGCATCACACTTTGATGTGTTTCTAGATAAAGCTGAGGATAAGAATGGTGCGTGGAACAATTGGTTCGATGGTTCAGGATTAAGAGGTTGGTGGGATTAAGCTATGACGACGGAGGAGATATACCAAAGAGTCTGTGAGATATCAGAACTACTGTCATCTCGAGGTCTTACCGATTGGGAGCAAGATGAGCTTTGTGAAGAACTTGATCAGATGATTGCAATACTGGAAACACAAATTCATAAAAACATACAAGATGAACAAAGTTAACAAATTTATCGATTTGATTCGATACCGACTATTTGAAGTCCAATTATACTTGGAGCTATCCTATGACAAACTAAAAGGTTTCTTTAAACGCAAGAGTTAATATGAATAGACTTGATAAACAATATCAATCATTACTAAAAGACATTCTGGATAACGGAACACATAAAATGGATCGTACTGGTACTGGTACGATTTCCGTTTTTGGTAGGCAGATTCGTCACAAGATGAGTACTGGGTTTCCATTGCTGACTACAAAGAAGATGCCGTTCAAGACTATCGCTACAGAGCTTATCTGGTTCTTGCGTGGTGATACTAATATCAAGTACCTTGTTGATAACAACTGTCATATTTGGGATGGAGATGCCTACAAGAATTATGAGAAGTGGTACGAGAATATGGCAAAGACTACGCCATTCACTGTTCCTAGAAAGTTTACACAAGAAGAACTAATCCAAGCTATAAAGCTAGACGATAAACATGCTGAACTGTTTGGCGAGTTAGGACCAATTTATGGTGCACAGTGGAGAGAGTGGGTAACACAAACTGCAATACCTACAACATTAAGAGTTGATGATGGTGATGATACTGAACCTTTATTTGTTAGAGGTACGAGGTACATTGATCAAATCGAAAACCTAATCCGTGATCTTAAAACAAATCCAGACTCAAGACGATTAATGGTTAGTGCTTGGAATGTAAGTGAATTAGACCAAATGGTACTTCCACCTTGTCATTATGGATTTCAAGTTTATACAAGAGAGTTGAGTTTAAATGAAAGAGGTGAAGTTTTCAAAAAAACATATCCTGATAAATCTGTATCTGATTTTGCACCAGGTGGAATGGAAGTCCAATCTCTTAGTCACCAACTAACTGCGAGATATAATAACGCTAAAATCCCAACACGAGCAATCTCTTTAATGTGGAATCAACGTTCAGTAGATACATTTTTAGGTTTACCATTTAACATTGCGTCTTATGGATTGTTATTAGAAATCATTGCTAAAGCAGTGAATATGGTTCCAGATGAATTGATTGGTAACTTGGGAGACGTTCATCTATACTCTAACCATATTGAACAAGCTAAGGAGCAGATCGGAAGAAGATTTACTCCGGAGGAGCGTCAAGAGAAGCTAATGGCAGCTATGGGTATTGATGCATATAAGCATGCTCTATCTGAGTTGATGCCATTTGGTGGTGGAATGTCTCACCATTACGATTGGCATGAAATACCATACTACACTAGAGAACCATACGCACTACCAAGACTAAACATCAATACAGAGTTTTGGCCAACTGAGAGTGGTGAGTGTGGAGTAGGTCCAATTGATGCTGTAGCCTTCTTTAATGGATTTACAAACGACAACTTCTGCAAGTGCTTGCTGGAGGATGATTTGCAACTGAGTGGTTACAAGTCACACCCTACCATCAAAGCACCGCTATCAAACTAACAACTATGAGATTACTAAACGGAATGGCAGCCTTTATTGTTGGATCACTCAACCTCATACTAACCGCTTTTGTGGGTTTGTATGAAGTGTTGTTTAATCGAAAATAAGGTATTATATTTAACACATGAAAATTACATTAATATCAGATACACATACGAGACATCGTCATTGTGAGCAAGACTTACCAGGTGGTGACTTGCTGATCCACGCAGGAGACTTTATGAACTCTGGATATAGTCCATACGAGGCAGAAGAATTCTTCAAGTGGTTTGATGCAATTGAGCATTATGATACAAAAGTATTCATTGCAGGTAATCATGATCGTATAATGGAGAATGATCCTGAATGGGCTAGAGGTGTATTGACTGGGTATAAGACTATTGAGTATCTACAAGATGAGAGTCTAACGCTATACTACGATGGTCCTAATGGCGATCATCCAGAAGACAACGTTCGTATTTGGGGTGCACCTTGGCAACCTGAGTTTTACAATTGGGCTTTCAATCTTCCTCGCAATGGTGAAGAGTTACGGGAGAAGTGGTCTTTGATTCCATCAAATACAGATATCCTCATTACACACGGTCCTGCTCAGACGTATCTAGATACATCAGGTGCTCCATACAACACACCGCTACTTGGGTGTGAGTTATTGAAAGAGCGTATTGAATCAATTAGACCTAAGATCCATGTGTGTGGCCATATTCACGGTGGTCATGGTTACTACTTTAATGGGCACACTCACTTTTTCAATGCATCGATACTGGATGAGAGGTACAATTACGCCAATCTTCCATTCATGTTTACCTGGGATCAAGTAACAAATCAAATTATTTGGGATGAACCTGTTGCAAAAACGAAAAAGAGGTTGTATATTTAGGATAAATTAATAAACACACAAAGGTTATGACAAATTATCCACAAGCAATCGAGGAGAAGCTCGATTTTATTGTCGAGGCAGTCTTAGAGACCATCGACGATCAGTATCCAATCAGAGAAGAGTTTGTAAGAGAAGTCTTCGGAGAGGTATTATTTCAGCACTGGCTCACAGGTAGTGATGAACCACCGGTGGATGAGGAAGGCTTTGAAAGACTCATGAAGATAGCTGTAGCTAAGAGTATTTTCCAAGAGCTCCAGGATCGAGGTTTTATTGATAGCATCGAGGGTGACGACGATATTGAGTATGTCTTCGTTACGGCTAAAGGTAAAGAGAAGATCAAAGATCGTACAGATGAGTTATTTAACATTAATCTAAACTAAGATGAGAGTGGAAGAAAAGTTTTCTAAGTATTTCAGAGATAGTATCTCAGTAGGTGATGATTTGTGGTTAGTGTTTGAGCGTGATCAGTATCATAAAGGTACTAAGTCAGATGCAGTAGAAGTTAGGTTGCATGATAATCACACTCACTCAACTACAAGACTAGCTACATTCCATAACGGACGATGGACATCTCCCAACTCTCGCAATGCTGAATTGTATTGGTCGTATGTTAAAGCTTACCAGTATCAGAGTACAGTACGTCGAATATTAGAACGACTAACTTGTTCCGTAAGAGACCTTGCTCCAGTTGCAATCGAATGGAATTGTCTCACTCGCAGATTCAAATTACAATCAATCAAAGTATCACGTAAAATCAAAAAAGCAATAAATTAAAAACCAAAGTTATGAAAAACACAATTAACTCAGAAAAAGTAAAGAACTTCTTTAGTAAATTCCTTAACAACTTACTCATTGTTGTTGCTCTAGGACTCGGTTTCACGATTGGCTACTATACTTATATGTTCAAAAGCAAAGAGCATGTGAGTAAGGATACCAATCCCTATCACAACGTCAAGTACCCACAAACAATCTCTGTAGCTGTCAATGACGCTAACGAGATGTTGATCATCGATCGAAGTACTGGCAGTTATCAAGTTTACTCAGATTCGGTTGGTATGATGATCTTCAAGCTCTATGCAGGAAAGATTTATCAGAATGTTAACGAATCCGGGAAGTAATGAATAAAGTAAAACTATTGGGATTGCTAGCCGCAGCTTTATGCGCGCTAGCTTTCTCCCAGACCATCAACGAAAGCGCTACTACTGAGATATCCCAATTGGATAATCATAGAAGCGTACAGCCAAATGATCCGCCTTGTTTGCAGATGTACCATCACATAGAGCAGTATGCTGATAGTTTCAACATACCAAAAAAATATGCTTATGGTATCGCTTATGCTGAAACGAGATACAGAGGTCCATTCCATTGGAAGTATAATCACAAACAGACCTCGAGTGCTGGTGCAGTAGGACCAATGCAGATCATGCCATCTACAGCAGACTACATTAATAAGGAACACATATCTACAAATGAGCTGCGTAGCGATATAGAATATAATGTTAGAACTAGTATGAAGTTACTGCGCAACCTATATGACAAGTACGGTGATTGGAAGACTGTGTTTGGTTGTTACAATACTGGACGTCCTTGCGTCAATGGTTATGCTGTAGCAGTATACAATTTTGAACCAACCTGGTAATATGTCAGCAGATTATGATCAATTAATGAGATCCATCGAGTATGGTAAATCTCTCAGTCCAGTCATCTACGGAGAAGATGCTGCGATATTAAAAGAACGAATGCAGGGTTATCCTGACCACTCAGATAACTCAGTACTACAATGGGTATTCGATACACTCGATCCCATTACACTAGATAATGAGTGGGCATACAATGATGTGCAAGCCATCTTAGATAGTTGGTTGTTAGAAGAGCTAACTCCTGCTCAAGCTCGTCAGAAGCTAAAGGAGGTTTGGGAAGAATATTTTGATTTTGGATGCTAATGGATACAGAGAAGTTGTTAGAAGGTTTAGAGTTGATAAAGCAATTCTGTGATGAGAATGGAATAGGTGATGTGTTGTATAATCAGAAGTACTTAGAACTACTAGCAGCTGAGAAACATGGTGTATCCTATAATCCAGAACCACAAGGTCCAGATGCCTACAATCCAATCACAAAAGGTCACATTGAGATCAAATGTTGTAGAGAGGGTGGTAGTTGGCAGTTTCATTGGCTATCAAATAACAAGATGCAGAAACTTAGAGATACTGAGCAGATGATTCTAGCTATACATGATGGTTATCGTATTGTCAGAAGTTATCAGCTAATGCCATCTGAGTGTAGTAAGTTGAAAAGCCTGATTGAATCAAAAGCGACTGGTACAACGAGTATCAGTGGTCATAAGAGTTTTTCGGAGAAACAGCTCAAGAAAATAGGTCTAATAAGCGATTCGCTCATTATTAGTGGAACTCTAACTAACTGATAATCAGTCAGTTACATTTTTTTAAAAAATATTTGCCTAAACTGTTGCAAAAACGGTTTTGTGGTTGTATCTTTACACTGTTAAAGAAACACAATCACACACACTATGGCATATCAAATGGCCGGTTCAGCTTACCGCACAAAAAGCTACAATAGACAACAAGTTCAGAAACCAAGAGTACCTGTACAGATTCAGGTCCCAGCTCACATGAACGAGGCTCATGCCTGGTTGATGAAGTATAATGGGATGTTTGACCTATTACTTGACCTACGTAATAAGTTGTTGAAGTATGGTCAGCTGTCAGACAAGCAGTGGGGTGCAATCGATAGATGTAAGAGACGTGAGGAGCTTACTAAGAAGGCTGCAGATCCAACTACAGTGTTAGTTAACTCATGTCATGTTCCTATTGTAGTTAGTCCTACCTCAGCTCGTTACATTGCTAAGGTGCATAAGTGGCCAATGAACCCATGTACATTAACTGTTACTCAGATCAAGTCTGTTGATCATCGTGGAATGACTCTACGAGTGAAGCCTGACTGGGATAGTAACGTATCGGTATGCCGTTGTTGTGCAAAGTCATTAACTGACTGGAGGTCTCAAGCTACTGGTGTAGGTCCAATCTGTGTGAAAGGTACTGGTATTAGTTATGTACGTAACCAAGCCGATGTAGCTCGCTTCCAGCAGGAGATTAAACAGCTTGCTGCTAATATGGGTGAGGTTGAAGTTTATATCAAGAAGTGGCACTTGAAGGAGGGTATGAATGGTCTTAACCACCTCGTTCAGAATGCTACACCTTCTAAGATAGAGCTTCCAACTATATCGGAAGATCATATCATTCCTTTCCAGCATTTCGATTGGAATCCAACTCTCAGAGTACTTAGCATTCCATCGTTTAAGGTTCCATTCTTTACACCAATCATGAACGAGATGCCACTTGTTATAGGAGTGCGCAGTTTACGTACTGGAACCGTAGCCAACTTCTTCTTACATACTGCGGTTAGAACTGATGGCATTATGCTCTACACCTCTACTAATCTAGAGGATCCAATCAAAGTCGAAATTCAGGTAAAATAATTTAAAAAAGTTTGCCTAACTGTTGCAAACACGGAAATAAGGTATGACCTTTACAGAGTAAAAGAGAAACAATTAACACACACAATATGAAAAACGAAGTTTTAGAAATGTTCAGAGTTCTTAACGAGGCTCGCAAAGAAGATCCGAAAGAGTTTTATAGCAGCATTGCTTTCATGGTATTATTGTTCGGTGGCTTTTATGCTGCAGTTTGGATTGATGCCATCATCAACGGTCGAGTTTAATTTTTGTAATCAATAAATAATAGATATATGTCACACACATTAGAATCAAATTCAGTATCAGAATTGAAGAGTTTAGTTTGGAAACTCAAACGCGAAAACATGAGACAGTACATTCACAACTTATTGTTGCGTTTCATGAAAGAAAAGTCTAACAACAAAGTTAAGCTCCATGAGTTTAAGAAGTGGCTTAATGAGGAGCGTAAGTCTGGAAATCCTCGAGTGTTGGAAGCACAAAGTTACTACGTGGATTCGGGGTTCACTGGTAGTGGTTGGAACTCAGGTCCTTGGTGCAATGCTCCTTACTTCTTTTGGGAGTTTGATCGTCTCAATCGTTGGTTGGCTAATGTGCCTACTCTAACAATGAGCAAAGAAAATAATCGTATCATGTTAACTCAAGCTATATAATATGTCAGAAAATAAATCATCAAGTAACGGAATAGGTCTAGGGACTGTATTATTTTTAATCTTCTTAACCTTAAAGCTGGCTGAGGTTGGTCCAGTGCAATATTGGTCATGGTGGTGGGTGTTTGCTCCACTTTGGATTCCATTGGTCATGGTATTAATCATAGTTGGTATTATTGCAATCCTGAAGTAATGAGTGATATCGTTTTAGACATAAAGAACAAGATGTTGGAGTGTGGCTACGAAGAGAGCCAACTCCAATTCTGGATGAAGGGTGACATACTCTACATGAGAATAGGTTTCTGGAATGAGATTGATCCTGATGCACATTTCAAACTAGCTAATGCTGGTATTGTGTTCTACGAAGATCGTTACGAAGACGACGACTGCAAGCCACGATACTCATACGAGTTGAACATCGGTTCATAACTTGTTCATAACTTTGAAAAAAAATCAAAGGAATAGTTGCAAACTCGAGAAATTGGTAGGACCTTTACAAAGTAAAAGGGAAACAATTAAAACACACACAATATGAAAACTATGGAATTAACAAACGCAGAATTAGAGATGATCGCTAAACAACGTCAGGCAGAAGCTGAACTCGAAGCTAAGAAACAAGAAGCTGTTGAGACTATGTTCAGTAAAGAAAAGCTTGCTGCTGATAGTCGTGTTGCTAAGATTGTCGGTCAAGGTAACGCTCAGGTAGAAGCTGCTAAAGAATTTGCTGCTGCACTAGGTTCTGGTTACACTCTTAAAACTGAGATGAGAACTGCTAGTGAAAAAGCTTACAAACGTGACTACAACTCACGTGAGATTTTGGAGGAATATGAAGCTACTTGTGAGTATCCTTTCGCTGAGATTGTTCGTGCAGGTTATACCATCAGAGTTCAAGAACACGTATCTTATGCTGGCTGGTCACGTCATGGTAAGAGCCATGGATACAAGATGTATGTGAGTGGTGCTGGTATTGACTACAAGACTTCGAATCGTGGTTACAAGAACACCAAGAAGGTTGATGAGTTAATTACTGAAACTATCGAAGCTATCGAAGCTAAGAAAGCTCACGAGAATAAACAAAAGAGTGCTGTGGAGCAGGTTGTTGCTGAGTTGTCTGCACAATTCCCAACAGCTGAAGTTACTTCAGGTAGAAACTATCGCTACAATCAATATGCTAGTCGCAACCGTCAGTATACTGAGTATGATGCGGTTGTTGTTAAGTTGGAGAATGGTATCAGTATGGAGTACCGAGTGTATGCTGATAAGAGTCTGGAGCGAATGAAGATTGAGTATCCTAAAACAAGCGCTGTCGAGTTAATAAACCAGTTAAACACTTTAAAATTTTAATATGAAAAAAGACGATTTAAAAATAGCTTTGCTAGTCATTGGTTGGTTCATTGTCATTGGAATCATTGCCTCATTATTTGCTTAATAAATTAATACAATATGCCATACTTTAACACAGAAATAGATATCGATGTTGATGAGTTCCTAGATGAGTGTACTCCAGGTGACATCCATGATGTAATTCAATACCTTCGTGAGGAGGGTCACCTTAGCAGTGAGAACTCAATTCCAACTCAAGAGATGAATGTCTTGGATCTTGAATGGGCTGAGGTAATCAATAAGTTGAGTGGTAATGCTCGCTTGTCGCTGACTACTGAGGAAGAGGATTTAATCAGAAAAATTGCAAATAGGTTATGATAGATAACACTGAACAAATAAGATCGCTGCTGAACTTTGAAGAGGATTACTTCTACTTCATTCAGATCATTCAGCGTAAGAAAGAGGTTCCGGATCTAGGATCCAACAATAGAATCATACGTTCGTATAACATTAGCAGCCTTGAGAAGTTCGATAAGAATATCGAAGAGATTAAGTTGCTGTGTAAGACTTTCAACGCACGAGCATACATCCATTTGAATAGACGTAAGTGGAGTAGAATCGCTCTAGAGTGTTTGAGACACAATGCAGAGCTTATTGCCTCAGGACAGCATGATGGAATTAAGTCCAGCTTCGAGACTGTCGTTGGTCGTAACAATTGTGAACCGACTGAGAGTAAGACTTGGATTGTCGATATCGATACTAAGGATGAGTTAGTCATTCATAGAATTGCTCATATCATTGATTCAGTTATGAAACCAGATGGACCGAAGATCCTCTATTGTATACCAACTAAGAATGGCTACCACTTGATCACTAAGAAGTTTGATGTTATGTCGTTCAACAAGTACTTGTCATTACAAGGAGATGTTCCAGAAATTCACAAAGACAATCCAACAATTTTATTTGTCCCAGATGTTGTCTAATCAAAACAAATGTAGTATCTTTACAATATGAAAGCTTTATATCTAGTCAGAGGAGTGCCTGGAGCAGGCAAGTCAACATTCGCTAAGTCATTAGGTGGTACACACTTTGAGACTGACGAGTTCTTTATGGACAAAGGTGAGTATAAGTTTGATCCAACCAAGATCAAAGAAGCACACCAGTCGTGTCAGAATTGGGTCAACACAGCTATGATTGTTAATCATACAACTGGAATGCATGAGACTATTGTAGTGTCTAACACATTCACTCAGGAGTGGGAGATGCAGCCTTACTATGATATGGCAAAGGCTTGGGGTTATAGAGTGTACTCTGTGATTGTTGAGAATCGTCATGAGGGTGTTAATCAGCATGGTGTTCCAGAAGAGAAGCTACAACAAATGAAAGATCGTTTTGAAGTAAAACTATAAGATATGAACGGACCTAGAGATAATATAAACAATATCAACTTTGGAAAGTATACAAACATTCCCGTTAAGGTTGAAAAAATTGAAGACACTAAATTCGATAACAATCATCCAAATGGATATAATCCAGGATTTGTAATCGAGGCATGCATGGTCAGCTTACTGACTAGCAACCAGTATTGCTCTTTGTTTGTGACTTATGGAGACCGTTGGTTTGCTACTTCACAAGTACAAAAGCAGGAAGAGTTTGAAGGTTATGATTTGCTACACACACTAAACTCAGTGTACAAAGTAACACCAATCTTCACAGCAATTCCAGGAGTGCAGGAGAAGTATTCATTAACACTAGAAACCGATGGCGAAGAGATTGACTAGAGAGCAAAAGCAAGAGCAAGCGGTTGTTGATCTTATCAACAAGATGTTTGAGATTGCTGGACATGAGGTTACTTACAATGACATCTTAGGGGTGGACAACTGGTTCCAACAGTACACAATGACTATGAAGCAGTCAGAGGAGTTTAGAGATTGGGGTAAGAAGTATCTTGTTAAGACATTTCGAATGTCAGCCAAGAGAGCAGAGAACGAAATGATGTGGTTTAATTTACAATGGGGTTTAAAATATTCAGACTATGGAAAATAATAATAGCGTATGTTACATTGGTACAATCGGAGAGATTCTACCAATAAGTGGAGCAGATAATATCGAGCTAGCGTTGGTCGGTGGCTGGCAAGCTATCATCAAGAAGGATGCATATGAGGTGAATGATTTAGTTATGATAGCTACTACAGATGCTATTATTCCACAAGCGCTTTCAGATGATATGAATGTCACTAGCTACCTACGCAAAGGTGGACGTGTGCGCACTGTTAAGTTGAGAGGTGTGTACTCAGAGTGCTTGATTATTCCAGTACAATACATTCCATTCATGGATAACTACTACGATGGTAAGGACATGATGGACGTGATGGGTATCTACAAATACGAACCACCAGTACGTCAGGTACAATTATCATCAGGTCGTAAGATCCGATACCAAGATAATCCTAACTTCCATATCTACTACAAGTTTCCTAACCTAAAGAATGTAGCTGGAATGTTTACTGAGGGTGATTTAGTTGAGATTACTAGAAAGATTCATGGTACAAATGCTCGCTATGGTATTGTGAAGAAGGCGAAGCTATCTTTGTGGGATAAGGTTAGAAAGTTCTTTACAAACAATCCATGGATCGAGTATGAGTATGTGTACGGATCACATAACGTGGAGAAAGGTTCTGACTCTCAAGGATTCTACGATACTGATGTGTGGGCAACAATTGCAGAAAAGCATGATATTAAGAATGCATTGTGGGATTACGCTAAGACTCAAGGTCACAAAGCAATTGGTGAAGGTATTGTATTGTATGGAGAAATCTACGGAGCCGGTATTCAAAAGAATTACGACTACGGACTGAGCCATACTGACTTCATGGGCTTTGATGTTAAGGTTAATGGTGAGTACGTCTCTACTTACAGAGCTTGGAAAATTATTGAGCATCAGTTAAATTTGGAATATGTACCAATCTTACACTACGGTGAATGGTCTCAGGAGATCCAAGACAAGTACACATTCAACAACTATGTTGGAGATTCAAAGGTACCACACGAAGGTATTGTTATCAAATACTTCGACGGTTCACGTAACAAAGTAGCTAAGGTGATCAATCCAGATTACTTGATCTATGGAGAGAAGCATGACGTAGGAGATTCACACTAATAAGTTAAATAAGTAAATAAGTTACAATGAGTATAATTCAATCAGGGCATCGCTTAACATTCACGGATGTAGATGCAACGTATGACCAGTTGCCAGCAGGTAACTACATGCTAAAGAGAGACCCACGCAGTGGAGAGTTCTATCTAGTACAGAAGGAAGACTTCGTAATGCCTAAGAAGGTGTATGGAGACCATTCGATTGTAGATCGATGGTTGGAGTCTTGGAAGCACAACAGCAACAAGAACCTAGGTATCTTACTAACGGGACTGAAAGGTACCGGTAAGACAATCACAGCACAGAAGTTCTGTATGGACTCTCAGCTGCCAGTGATCATTGTTGGTGAGCCTTATGAAGGTTCTGAGTTTGTGGACTTCCTTACGAATCCTAAGTTGGGACAGTGCATCATCTTTATCGATGAGTTCGAGAAGGTGTACAATAGAGATAACCAATACGATATGTTATCGTTAATGGATGGTAACTATAGCACTCGATTGATCTTCTTACTGACGGTGAACGAGGAGCGTATCAACGAGTACTTGATCAACCGACTTAATCGAATCAAGTACCGCAAAGCGTATGGTGACTTAGAGTTCGAACTAGTCGATGAGGTGATTGACGATATGTTGATCAACAAAGACCACCGAGAGTCTATTCATCAATTCTTTGAGAAAGTGAACATGCGTACATTCGACTTGTTGACAAACCTCATCAAGGAGATGAATTTGTTCAATGAGGATGCGATTGCATGTGGACGACACCTGAATCTTAAAGCGGAGTCTAAGTACTACAATGTAGTCGAAGTCTTTGACGGGCATGAGTTTGAATGCTACCCAACAAGCTGGGTGCCTGGGAATGATATAGAGATTTCTCGTAAGGCTGTGGATCACGTTGAGGCGACTAGACCAGAGAAGAAGTCTAAGAAACTTAACGAAAAGCAGTCGGTGGTAGAGAGGCTATTGAGCGAGAGCGCAGAGCAGCCTATGCCACAAGAGAATCCAGAATTAGTTTTACCAGGTTATTGGGAGTTCTCGCTTGACCCACACGAGTACGATATCGTGGATCGCAAAGGCAAAACCATCGTGATTCAGCCTATTGGGTTTCCTAGAGTTCAGTATCGCTTGAAGGAGCAAGGCACAAGAGCTTCGTTAGTTTTTTAACGAAGCTGTTGCAAAATCGAAATAAAGTTATTATCTTTAGGTTATGAAATTAGTATTAGAAAAAGGACAAAGGTTATGGTTTACGAGTGATACTCACTACAACCACACAAACATCTGCTCAGCCACTACTAAGTGGACTAATGCTCAACGATTGACCAGAGAGTTCAAATCCCTTAGTCATATGAACGATGCATTGGTGAATAACATCAATGCATTGGTTGGGGAGAACGATATTTTGATTCACTTAGGTGATTGGTCGTTTGGTGGATTTGAGAGTATTGCTGAGTTTCGTAACAGATTGGTGTGTAAGAATATTCACTTGGTACTAGGAAACCACGATCATCACATTCAACGAAACAAAGAGGGTATACAAAGCTTATTCAGTTCAGTACACGAGTACTTGTATTTGAATGTTGTACGTCCTGGTGTCACTACAAAGTCTGCTATGGAGCGATATGATTTTGTTTGTATGCACTACCCGATTGCTAGTTGGAATAACATGAACAACGGAGTGATTCACTTACACGGTCACGTTCACCTAATGCCTGATGCACGATTACATAAAGGTAAGGCAATGGATGTTGGTTGTGAGGGGAATGGTTTAGAGCCTATCTCACTACAAGAAGTATTAAACATCATGGAGAAGCAGCCAATAGCTAAGCTAGCATTGCCACATGATCATCACGAATTAAGATTAGAGTAATATGAAATATTTGTATTTTAGTGCACCATGGTGCGGACCTTGTAAGATGTTGGGTCCAAAGATTGATAAGATGACTAGCGACGGTTTGATTACTGTAGAGAAGGTCAATGTAGATGAGCAGGAGGATCTTGCAAAGCAGTTTAATGTTCGAGCAGTACCTACCTTGGTATTGGTTGACTCAGCAATGGTTGAGCTTGGTCGTATCATAGGAGTAAAGTCACCACAACAAATTAAAGAGTATTGGGATGAGCATGGAACTACTGAACACACATCCAATTAAGAAAAGCGACTTAGGCTTTCACGGAAACCTTTTCGGTGGAAAGTTGCTAGCATGGATCGATGCAGCTGCGGCTGGATACTCTATGCAACTATGTGACACTCCTAGGATGGTCACAGTGAGTATTGATAAGTGTTTCTTTCAGAAGCCTGCAAAGGAAGGACAGCTGTTAAAGATATATGGCGCTCCAAGTTCTGTAGGAAACACATCAGTAACTCTATACATGGAAGCTAGAGCGCACAATGTGTATACTGGCAGTCAGGCATTAGTATTGCAAACGCATATCAGGTTCGTGAGTATAGATGAGGAGGGGAATCCAATTCCGATTGGTGAGAAGGGTAAGAATAGAATCACAAAGCTGATTGAGATTAATAAACCTATAACCGATCAAGATGTACAAAGTAATCCTAAACGCTCATAAGAGCGATTCAAAAGTACTCTGTTGGACAGACAACGAGTATACAGCTACAATGATTGTAGCAGCTTTAAGAAATATTGATCAAGAAAATACATTTACAATAATAGAAGAACATGGAACCAGATTCAACACAATCAGCACTAGAGATGCTCAAGACCTTGATGGGGATTGGGAATGGACAGCCTTCGTATAGTAGCTCATATGATGATAGTATTATGCAGAGCTATGCAGGTTTAATGTCTCAGATCAATCAGCATAATACGTATCAGACTTGGACAGATGCACCAGTAATTCAAGCTGAGTTAATGTCTGCTGCTGGTATTATTAGAGGCTTCTACGCTCACAGAGACCAACCAGACTCATTGAAGTATGGGGAGGCAGATGAAAGGTATTGTGCAGATTGGTTATTGGAAGCAGTGAATAGACCTAAGAAGTTGGGATGGCCAACACTACCACCACTACCCGTTCGTGCACTTGTAAAGGATAGGTTTAAGGTAGACTTCAATATGATGCACGCAATAGATATGAATCTAAGAGTCATGAGTGCGTCTGCGGTTGCATTAAATTCACTTGGAAAGTCCACAGTAGCGTTCAGGGATGAGGATAACGTAGTGTATCGTATGTTCATGTTGGCACCAAAGGTATTATTCCAGGATGCATTAATCCCATTCACATACTACAACAACTACCTGACACAGGAAGGTGTTAGAGTTGATGTCTACATTGCACCAAAAGATTGTGCACCGGAGATTGACGGATGGCAATTACATATTCACCCAACTACTGACACTATCAAGGTTGGTAACACTAATCCAATAATATTATGAGCAAGCCAATATTTGTAGTGAGGATTCCAATGGACTCAGTACACAACACGGAACAGCTGTATGAGATTAGTAAGCAGTTGCAGGAAGTGCTATACGACTATCATATGTTGCCATTGCTAGACAGCAGAGCTGAGTCTATTCAATTTGAATGTTTCAATGCTGTGAACACTACAGACGTTGAGCTGGAAGAGTTAAAGAGTTTGGTACTAAGGCAGTTGGGGGATAGCTAAATAAAAATAACATATATGAACTTAGAAGGATTAGAACTAAAGACCGTAAAGGTATTCGGAGTACTGACAGTAGCACTCTTCTCATTATTGTTGGAGGCTTGTGAGAAGCAAGGCATCTCAGTAAACACAGAACGCACTGAGGAAGTTAAGGGACCAGATACTCTATCAAGGGACTCACAATACTACAGCACTTATGCAAAGGAGTATACATACGAGGGATGTGATTACGTTAGAGTAGGAACTCCAAGAAACTTCTGGGGATCCCATAAAGGCAATTGCAAGAACCCAGTACACGATAGTGCAAGCATTAAAGCACTGAGGGACTCTATCAAGATATTAACACTAGAGAACAAACAACTCAGGGAAGAGAACCATATACTAACTTCAGCCCTAGCTCAAAGGGACTACGATAAACATAATAAGTAAGATATGTACAAGTCATTCAAACTAACAAAGAGACACTCTATTGCATTCAATAAGTTTCCAAAGAGTGCTAAGAATATCAAATTGGATAAATCAGTATACCACACTGGGATCTACAAATCAACAGATGATATCAATGAGTTTGATACATACTTCTTTGTGTTGGGAACATTCAGAATCCTGTGGTATGTAGAACATAAACATAAGCATGGCCATTGCGCCGGATAAACTATAACAGATGAGATTATACAGAATAGTAGCAAAGATGCATCGCAGTGGTGAGACAGTCGAGTATGTGATACAGCGTCACAGTGGCTTCCTATTTAAACAATGGAAGGAGGTATTTCACATTGAGGATGGTAGATACAAACGCATCAGCCACACCACGTACGATAAAGCAGAACAATACCTTCTTGAGCAATACACTAAGGATGGCATTGGCAGTCTAGTAACCAAGTCGGGAAACATCTACTATGTAGAACCTTACACAATGAACTTCTGTTAATGAGAAACGATCAACAAGAATATATCCTATGTGCAGCAGTGTGGTACAAGGAACTACCAATGGTCAGACCTGAAGTACTAGACAACCGAGGCTTCAGACCTTACAACGTCGACAAGGGAGTTGTAATAAGCGGATGGAGACATGGCAACTGCATATACCAAATGGTAGCAATCACGGGACTAAGATCCATTCCAGCTGAGGCAGGGGAAGAAGAACAAGGGTTCCTAACCAACAAGAATAGATTCGTGGACAGACAAGAAGGTTGGGCAATAGCATATGCAGCAGGTCAGATTGATCAATCACGAGGGGAGACGGGAACATTATACTCAGAAGATTTATATTAATGAAAGCTAAACTACTAAAGAAGTTGCGTAAGGAATGTTTATGGAAAAGCATTCATAAAGACGTTGGGGGAGTAATGATGGAACAATGGATCCTACTACAACGTGGAATGATCACCTACCACTCAAGTACAGAGCACGTATTGTTTGAGATACTACGGCGCGAGTCAATGAATGATAGTCCATTCAGAATGATACCATGGATGAAGCTATGGCATAAGCAAATGGATAGAGTAGTAGCGAAAGAATATCACAAAGCAGGGAACAATGATTAACATATACACATACAACGAGATAAGGAGAATGAAGAATGAGTCATTCGAACGTGGGGAAAAATATGGTAGGGAGACAGCAATAGACGACCTAAGGGATACCCAGAAGTATGATTGTATAAACCTCACCGAGGAAGAAAAGGCTACAGTAATGCAGTACCTAATCGATAACAATCTAGAGTTCGGGTACAATGCCATAGCAGGGGGATTCTATATAATGAAGAAGAGGTACCAATGAGACTACAATCAATCCAGCCAGGGGACAAATGCATACACCTAAGCAAGTACGGAGGGCATAACATAATAACAATAAAGCACGTAGGGGCAATAGGGACCACATCCAATCACGATGGGACCCAATACACATATACAGTACCATATGTAGTAACAGATAAGGGCAATGTACTACAACTAGACGGGACAGACGGCAAGATATACAAGCTATATAACCCCAGTATAGACGTACTATAGCTACGCGGTATGACCATGGGGGTAAAGTGTCTATTGTAATCACGTAGTTTGCGTAGGGCGTATAAAACACACACCTCCTTGATTTATACGGAAGTGTTTATGGTAAAAAAAGGGGGAATTAATACACATTTGTGGCGAGCCGCGCAAATTTTTCCTATAGAACTTATACACTTTTTATGCCCACCCCCCGGTGTATAACGTCGAGTCTCTACCCCCCGGAGTATCAGTCAGTTACATATATGCAACAAATGTTATGAATAGTTTTGCCCAATACACCGGTGCAAAACTTTTTTTTGTAGACTGTTGTCTAATCGGATATGTGGGGGGATCTTTACAATATGAAACGGGAGAGGAAATAAAGACTACTAAATCTCTGAGAAATTTTTTTTAAAAAAAGTTGCTTTCCAGAGAAAAAGGTAGGACCTTTACCAAGTAAAGATAAGTAATCAATTAAATCACACACATATGAAAAATGTAATTTTTGCACAAGTTAAGTTAGCCCCAGGTAAGCGTGGGGAGTCAGTTCAAGCCATCTGTATGAGTACTGGGGAGAATGTGACTAAGCAGATCACGTATATGACTTTGTCTAACGCGTTCAAGGCTGGTATGTACCTCGAGAATGGATCGGGTAAGTGGAGACAGATTTCTCCGGAAGATGCTAAGAGTTTTGCATCTGAGTCCCCTAAGGCTGTAGCGGTTGAAGCTGCTAAGTCTGAGGCGGATAATGTAATGGCTTTCTTGTCCACTTGTGTGGAGAAGAGACCCGAGTCTATCTTCTGTGAGGACCTGACTTGGAAGTTTATTTGCCGCTCAGTGGTACGTGGTCGTAACATCTTGTTGACTGGTCCTACTGGATGTGGTAAGTCCCAGACTGCCCTTGCGGTTGCTAAGGCAATGGATCGTCCAGTGTTCTATGTGAACTTAGGTGCCACTCAGGATCCTCGAGGAGCGTTAATTGGTAACACTCACTTCTCTAAAGATGCGGGTACTTACTTCAACGAGTCTGCCTTTGTTAAGGCGATACAGACCCCTAATACTGTGGTGTTGCTCGATGAGGTATCACGTGCGCATCCAGAGGCTCACAACATCCTTATGACTGTGTTGGATCCAGGACAGCGTTACTTGCGTCTAGATGAGGCAGTTAACACTCCTACCGTGAAGGTCGCAGAGGGTGTGAGTTTCATTGGTACTGCTAACATTGGTACTGAGTATACCGCTACTCGTGTGATGGACCGAGCATTGTTGGACCGCTTTGTTATTGCAGAGATTCCACACTTAGGTCCTAAGGATGAGGCTAAGTTGATGAAGCAGTTGTATCCTGCGATTGACGGGGCGATTGCTGATGCGTTAGCTGATATTGCTTACCAGACTCGTATGGAAGTTAAGTCCGACTCTGCACGTATTCAGACTCCTATCTCTACCCGATCAATTGTGGAGATGGCAGGCTTGGTAGTTGATGGCTTTACCCTCACTGAATGTGCGGAGGTTAGTATCTACCCACTCTACAGTGTAGACGGGGGATTGCAGTCCGAGAGAACATTCGTTAAGCAGTTAGTACAGAAGTACGTTAACGATGGTACTGCAGACAACTTGATGGGATCTAATGCTAACGAAAACATTCCTTTCTAATCTATGGCTAAGGTACAACTATCACCGGAACAACATGAGTTCCAGAAGCTTAAGCGCTTTGTAGATAAGCGCTTCCCAGGGGCACGTACAGAAGCCTTTGAGAATGCGGGAGTTAGGTACTACCGAGTGGTGGATGGTCGAGGGTATTCCATTGTGGATCCTGAGCTAATGCTACGACCAGCCACCACAGTACGCCAGGCCTGGATAGATGCTAAGTATGCATCATGGTTCACTAATATGATCCGTAAGTCCAACAACGCATTCAGTGACGAAAAAATATACAAAAAACTCGCAAAAGAATCAGGAGACTAATATGCTAGACAAGCTAATCAAACACACATTAAAGCAGGGCATTCAGCTCGCATACGATAAGGGATCATTCATCTTCTGGAAGGATAAGTTCCCAGTGAATCAACCATCCAAGATCACGCTACAGATCTCGAACAATGAAGAGCATATGCTGTGGGATCTACTACATGAACTAGGGCACGCTGAAGTGCGCAAGGACTGGAAGGACTACAAGGCCAACTACCATGCAGCATACCTGGGAGAGAGGGAGTGGATGCTCAATGGAGTCACTAAGTACAAGAGACGTCAGGCATACAAAATAGATCTGATCCGAGAGGAAGTGGCAGCATGGGATGCAGGAGTAGATCTAGCACGCAAACTGAACATAGATCTAGATGTTGAGGCCTACAGAGCCTACGGATCTAAAGCCCTAGCTACCTACATCAAATACTACGGGAAGCAGCTATCTAATTGATAATCAAGGAGATATAACTCCCTGAGAATCAGCGTGAAAATTTTTTTTTACAAAACTGTTGCCTAATCGGTTTTTTGTGGGGACCTTTACAAAGTAAAGGAAAGACAATTAATTAATACACACACAATATGAAAAGTTATCAAGAGTATTTAGCCAGCGCAAGAAAAGCGGTTTCTAAGAAGAATAAGTCCTACGATGCACGTGGGTTGAACGCCAAGAAGAACTACTCCTCATTCTGGATGGATGATGAGTGGGACAGCCGTAGTAAGTTCTCCGGTCTAGGTGAGAAGAACAACAGTAGTGACATGGTCAAATTGATCAAGTTATCGAACTACCGTCGTGCAGTAACCAACTTCGTTAAGATCGTTACTCAGCGTGACATCCCAGTAAACTGGGCAGGTTCAGAGTCGTACACTAATGGTGAAGCTATCACCTTGTCGACTGACATTAAGGACACTAACTTTGACGTGACTGTGGGACTTGCATTGCATGAGTCTTCACACATCGTACTTACAGACTTCGACTCTTTGAAGAAGATTCAAAACCGTGAGTATGAGTCAGTTAACGCCTTGATTGCCAAGTATGGTTCAGAGGCTGGTCAACTAGTTAAGCAGATGTTGAACTGGGTAGAAGACCGACGCATTGACAACTACATCTTTAGTACCTCTCCTGGGTACAAAGCTTACTACCACAAGTTGTATGACCACTACTGGAATCACAAAGATATCCTCAAAGGTTTCCTCGCTAAGGAGTATCGTGATGAGCAGTCAGTAGAGAGCTACTTCTTCCACGTGATCAACATGATCAACCCAATGTTCAACGTTAAGGCTCTTCCAGGATTAGAGGAGATTGCATCGGTCGTAGACCTCAAGAACATTGCGCGATTGAAGAGCACTGATGATGCGTTAGAGGTTGCAGTTCGTATCGTAGATATTATCATGTCAAACATCGAGGCTGCTAAGCAAGAGCAACAGCAGTCACAGACTCAAACACAGTCTGAGCCTAGCGGTCAAGGTGGTGGTGAGATGCCAAGCCAAGAAGGTACTGAAGAGCAAGATGGTGAAGGTGAAGGTGAGGAAGATAGCGAAGAGCTTGAGGAGCTTTCAGGTATGGATTCTCATGCAGTGCGTAGAGCGATCCAGAAGCAGAAAGACTTCTTGGATGGTAAGTTCGGTAAGAAGTCTGCTACTAAGAAGCTACAGAACCAGTTAGAGAACATCGCTAAGCAAGACATCGAGGTACAGTCAGTAGGTGGTGACGGGGTCAGCTCTACTACCGCTCTTATGTATGACATGACTGACTCTAGTAAGATCGCTAGCTACGATGCATTGTGTGATCAGTTTGAAGACATTCAGAATCGTATGCGTCCAATGAGCTACGGTGCCGAGTACACCAAGTTGCGTGAGGAGTTGAATAACCTCAGAACTCAGATGGATAACCTTGGAGTGTCTGAACACTTTGGTGCTTGGACTAGAAGCGAGTACGCTGAGTCTATCCAGAAGGGTATCGAGCTTGGAGGCTTGTTAGGTAAGCGCTTGCAGTTGCACAACGAGGCACGTGAGAGAGTAGATAACCGCCTTCGCAATGGTAAGATTGACAACCGTAGGTTGGCACATGCTGGGTACGGGATTGATAGTGTGTTCAGTCAGATCCACATCGACAAGTATAAGAAAGCTAACCTCCACATCTCCTTAGATGGATCAGGTAGTATGAGTGGTAAGAAGTGGGCATCTACAGTACAGATGACAATGGCAATTGCTAAAGCAGCTGCCTACACCCAAGGCATTAACGTAGAGGTATCAGTAAGGGTAACCAACTCAACTGGACGTAACGGGGAAGTACCTAGTAACATAGTAGCTTACAACAGTCGTAAGAACAAGCTAACTCACTTAGTATCATTCTTTAAGCGCTTCTCACCTAACTCAATGACTCCAGAGGGATTATGCTTCGAGGCAATGATTAACAAGAACCTCCTTACTGCAGGGACCTCAGAACTAGATAGTTACTTCCTTAACATCTCAGACGGAGCACCAGGGATGCAGAACTACGGAGGGGCTAACGCAATCACACACACTGCTAAGCAGGTAAGCAGATTACGTAACCAATTGGATATGAAGGTGATAAGCTTCTTTATTGAAGACTCTAGAGGA